TGCGGCCGCCCCATCCTGTACGGGTTTCCAAGTCGATCGGAAGACGGGACCGGCGCTGGAGCGCCTCACACGGGCTCTGTGCGCCGCCAGGGCGCACGATCAGCCTCCTCGCAGGGGATTGGTAGGGCAAACACCGCCCGCGCTCAGCGGGCCCACAGCTGCCGAGACCAGGATCACACAAAGTGCTGGCATGGAAATTGACGCCTGCGTGCGTTATCCCCAGCAAGGCTAGGCATGGCTAACCAAACTTAGATTCAAATCCTAGTCTCCTGGCCCCCGCCGTCGGTGAATTGCCGCTCATGGGCGGCGGGGTGCCAGGTCCAGGGAGAGGAATCCGCCGTGAAGATCATCCGCTCGCTCGCCGGGGCGCTCGCCCTCATCCGCATCGCCGCCCGAGGCGGCTGGGACGCCGAGATCTACGAGCCGTGGGACGACGACGAGTACCTCCTTGGGTGATCTACGCCACTCTTACGGTAGGTGGATGTCAAGGTGTCACCTTCCCTATTAATAGAGGGGCCAGAAGGCCCCGATAAAGAGCGCCACCAGGCGCTCTCTTAAGACCGGCCTTGAGGGCCGGTCATCTATGATCCGGCAACCGCCGGATCTTCTGCCGCGCCCAGTGGCGCGGCTCTATAGAGGGGTGAGGCAACCGTGCATGGCACTCGCTCGAGTGCCTACTGGGCCTCGCAACCGGGCAAGTTCGACGTTCTCAACCTGCGGATGACGTTCCCGAGCACATCCGCTCATGAGATTCCCGACTTGACACCCACCGACTTCGTACCGGAGAACCTCGCCGCGTGGAACATGCCGCGGCACCGCGAATACGCCGCCATTTCGGGCGGCGCTCTCCACTTCTTCCTCGATGATTACCGTTTCGAGACCGTCTGGTCGTCCCCCGAGCGCCTTTTGGACCGCGTGAAAGCGGTCGGCGCGGCTCTGACGCCCGATTTCAGCCTCTGGCGCGACATGCCGCGGCCCGCGCAGGTCTGGAATGTCTACCGCAGCCGCTGGTGTGGCGCGTATTGGCAATCGGAGGGGATCGAAGTCATTCCCACGGCGTGCTGGAGCACGCCCGACACATTCGACTTCTGTTTCGACGGCATTCCGACCGGTTCGACGGTCGCCGTTTCCTCGATGGGCATCCGCTCGTCGAAGGAAGATCAGGCGCTATTCCGCGCCGGCCTTCAGGAATTGCTCGTTCGGACGCAACCGCAGTTGCTTCTGGCCTATGGCCGACTCCGCTACTGCGACGACATCGATTTACCCGAGGTCCGGGAGTACCCGACCTATTGGGACAGACGCAGAAAGCAGGTCAAGACATGGGTGGACGGGGCTCAAAAGGAGGTCCGGGCCCCGGAACCGGAAGCACCAAGAGCCGAGGAGCTGCCGCACCAGGCGGTGGATCTGGACTGAGCGGCGGCGGCGGCAGCGGCGGCGGGTCAGCCGGTGGTGGTGGTGGCGGCGGCAAGGGTACTGGCAGCGCCGGTACAGGTGGTGTCACTGGCGGCGGCGGTGGCGGCGCGGGAGGAGCTGGTGGATCCAGCGGCCCGCAGTTCCCGGACCCGAAGCCCGACAACAAGCCCCGCACCTTCCCCGGCGCGAGCAAGGCGCGGGAGTGGTTCGCGAAGATCTGGCCGTCGAAGGACAAGTACCAGCCCAAGGTGCGTCAGGAGTACGCCCGGTACTCGGAGAACACCGGATACCAGACGATCAACACCGCTCTGCGTGACGCGGCGGGCGACATGAGCAAGTTCGATGACCCGGACTGGCTCGACACCCGGAAGAAGTACGACGGCACCGAGTACTCGAGCTTCGTCAAAGACAACTACATCAAGAACCTCAAGGACCGCATCGCCCAGATGGACGCGGGGCTCGCTTTCGCCCCGGAGATCCCCGAGCCGATCACGCTGTCGCGAGGCACCCGCTGGAGCGAGTTCAAGAACCTGGGCATCACCGGGGAGAACGACGACCTGAGCAAGCTGCTGGGCAAGACGTACATCAACGACTCGTACACCTCGACCTCAGTCGGCGGCAAGGCCGCGATGGACTACATGCCGGTGCAGATCACCATGACCGTCCCCAAGGGCGTTCGCGGTGTCTACATGGCCGGTGACATCGGGCACAATGGAGCGTTGTCCTCGCTGCCGAGCGAGAACGAGTTCCTGCTCCCCCGCGGGACGAAGTTCAAGATCAAGAGCATCAAGAAGGTCGGCAACAACTGGATTGTGGAAGTGGAGGTGCTGAAGCCGTGAGCGCATTCGATGACAAGATCGAGGACCAGGCGCACGCCATCCGCGCTGTCGAGGACTACGACGCGCTCCCGCTCGAAGGCCCCGGCCGCTGGGCCCACATCCACGGTGGCCTGACGCTCTACACCAACGACGACAACGTCCTGTTCGCCCAAGGCGACATGTCAACTCTCGACTCCAGCACGCTCTTTCAGGCGATGGAGAAGCTGCGCCAGGCCGGTAAATCGGCCGGCGAGGCGTTCGACATCCTTCGTCTCGAAGCAGACGCCATCTCAGGCGACCTGTCGGAGCTGGCTGAGCAGTGAGCTGGGCGTCCTCGAGACGCCGGTATGACCTTCCCCCGGACTGGGAGCTGAACTACAGGCTCCCGGTCCTTCGGGATGCCAACTGGATCTGCGAGCTGCAGTGGAACGGCTGCGTTGGCGTGGCATCCGAGGTCGACCACATCAAGCGTGGGAACGACCACTCGCGATCCAACCTGCAGGCGGTCTGCCACAGGTGTCACGCGAAGAAATCATCCGCCGAGGGCAACGCCCGTAAGGCAGAACTCAAAGCCCGGAGGAAGCGGCCCGACGAACGCCATCCTGGGCGTCGATAAAAGCGGGCCAGGAGCCCGCTCATAGACCCAGGAGGTCAAGTGGGCACCCGAGGCCCCATCGGAAAACGAGACGAAGAGCGGGTTCGGCGCAACGCGCCCGAGAGCCCCACCGAAACGGTCCAGGTGATCGGAACGGTGCAGATCCCCGAACTAGGGGACGTGAGCTACGACGGTGAGACGCATCCGCTCATCGAGGAGATGTACGAGTCCATCAAGAACTCCGCGGCCGTGAAGTACTACGAGCCGACCGACTGGACGTACGCCAAGCTCACCCTCTACACCCTGAACCAAGAACTGATTGCATCGCGCCAGTACGGAAAGCCAATGGGCGCAATGAAACTCACTGCCATCAACCAAATGCTCTCCTCGCTGCTGCTGACTGAAGGCGACCGACGACGAGTTCGGCTCGAGATCGAGCGGAACCCCGGTGACCCGACAGCCGGGAAGGTCGTTGACATGACCGACATGCTCAAGCAGCGCCTCGCCCAAGCTCAGGCGAGCGGAGGGTAGATGGTCCCCCGGAGGGGGTTTCTAGAGCACTGCCGCTACCAGTAGCTCCTCCCTCCGGGGTTGACACTCCCTGAAAGGAACCACATGGCCGACTTCGGCAAATCGCTCGACGTTGACACGTTGTGGCTGGTCAAAGGCCGCGACTTCAAGTGGACGTTCGACAACAAGGACAAGGCCGGAAACCCTGTCCCCTGGCCAGCCGGCCAACTGTTCCTCGAGCTGGAGACCGGAGGCGAGCACAACGCTCTGCACCAGGTCTACATCACCGGAGCCATCGGCGGCACGTACCTGCTGAACATCAACGGAACCAACACCCCGGCGATCGACTACAACGACGTGTCCGAGAACCCGCAGGGGCTCGCAGGCGACATCCAAGACGCAGTCGACGCCGCCGTAGGCGCGGGCAACGCTGTCGTACACCCGGTCTCGCTGTTCCCCGCGTGGACGCTGTACTTCAACATGAACAGCGGCAAGCCGCTCACAGAGCAGCTCGTCAACACGATCAACAAGGCCGCGAACGACTTCTTCGACACGTTCGACCAGCTCCTGGGCGTCGACATCAAGATGACCGTCACCGACACGCTGAACTTCAAGCTCGAGGTCACCTCGGTGCGCTCGTTCGATGAGGTCGGCGTCGTGACCTTCGCAGTCGACGTGACATCCACCGCGGTCAAGAACTTCTTCAACAGCTTCGCTGGCCTGATCGGCGCGGTCAACACGGTCTCCACCGACTTCTACTGGAACCGTACCTACGACATCGAGTTCACGGGATCGCTTGCGCTGCAGCCCATTCCGCTGACCACCGCCAACGGCTCCGGCCTGGCGGGTGCCTCGAAGCGCATCACCACCGAGATCCTCGAGCCTGGCAAGAAGCGACTCACCGTCTGGCCTCTCACGGTCAACGGCGCGACCGCCTCGATCAAGGTCGAGTCCGAGGAAGCCGACAAGATCCAGAACCGCTGCCGATGGCAGCTCGTCCACATGCCGACCGGCGAAGCCGCTGGCGGCGATGCCAAGCAGATCGGCCTGGTCTACCGCCAGCCGAGATAGTTCTAACGGCGGAACCCTACCAAAGAGGGTGTCCCCGTTCGGTTTTCGTGCCCGTTCCCCGACTGAATGCAACGGGCATTCCACAACCCCATAACGAAAGGCACACATTGTCGAGAGTTCGGTTCCAGGTGCTCGGCCAGGATTCCAACTACCAGCAGAAGTCATACGTCTTCGAGGCAGCCGCCTCGGTGACGACCGTAGCTGGCCGGGAACAAGCCAGTGCTGACATCGACTACCTCGTCTCACTGATCACCAATCCAGGCGGATCCGCCTACATGGTCATGATCGGCGTAGATCTCGAAGTGCCGCTGCCCTCTGGCCAAGTCGCCGTCGACACCAAGATCTCCACACTCAGTCTCCCAGCGGACGACTACACGCCGCTGTTCGACTTCGTCGGCCCCCTCGAAGAGGCTTAAGCCATCTACCCAGTTCCCTTGCGGGGCTGGGTCTTTCCCCGTTCGTCTAATTGGCAAGACGCCGGGTTCTGGCCCCGGTAATTGAGGTTCGAGTCCTTGATGGGGAACCAACTTGACATCCACCACGAAAGAAGGAAACACCATGTCTGCAATCCAGGGCAAGCTGATCGCGCTCGTTCTCAAGTACGGCGTCAGCTACCTCCGCAAGCACCCCGAGCTGCTGGACGAGATCTCGAAGCACATCCCCGGCAAGGTCGATGACGTTGTCCTGACGGTGCTCGCCAAGCTCCTGGGCGTCTGATGGCACGCCGACTCTTCCGAGGTCGGCGGTTCTCTGAAAACGGATGGCCGTACGTCGACCAGGGCTCATGCACCTGGTTTGACGTGGCCGAGGGCGTCTCGATGCAGATCCAGAACGGCCCTCCGCTCGCGATCCTTGGTGCGTTCGCTCGCGACTACCACGCGTACGTAGAGCCGATGTTCGACCCGGACTGCTGCTGCTGGACGCAGGACAACAGCGTCGACACGTCGAACCACCCCGGAGGCACTGCCTTCGACGCCCGGTGGAACAAGCACCCGTTCCAGAAGCGGGGCACGTTCACCCCGGCTCAGGTCAAGGTGATCCAAGAGCTGCTGGACTTCTACGAAGGCACCGTCTTCTGGGCGGGAGTCGACTGGAAAGAAGGCGGCTGGGGCTCTCCGATCGATGAGATGCACTGGCAGATGGGTTACAACACCTACGACCAGAAGGCCGACCGGCCTCAGCAGTGGGTGCTCGACTTCATCTCCCGCAAGATCCGACCGGACGGCTTCTCGACGTTCCGCCGCGGCACTACGCCCGCGACACCACCGGCCGCGCCGGGTGAGATGACGGTCCCGCTTACCGCGCTGCCCAATGGGCGGTGGACCTCGCCGAGCCCTGCCTGGGCTCACCTGATCATGCGTGAGTCGAGCGGCAACCCGACGATCATCCAGCAGATCCACGATGTGAACTCGGGCGGCAACGAGGCCGAGGGTCTGTTCCAGATCACGCCGCGAACCTGGCTAGCGCACAACGGGACTCAGTTCGCGCCGAGCGCGAGATTCGCCACGCCTCAACAGCAGGCGATCGTCGCTGCACGCATCTTCACCCGCAACCCGAGCGGATCGGACTGGGGCGCAGGACTTCCCGGTCGAGAAGACCCACGTCAACTCGCCGCTGGCTTGGTGCCCACCCAAACCCAAGGAGAGGAGGACTTCTTGTCCGCACTCAATCCCGACGAACAGCGGCTTCTGTTCGACAAGACCCTGCAGGTATGGGGCGCACTGTTCAACCAGGTCGAGTCCAAGTCGGGCTACCGAAACCCCGGAGGCACAAGCGATCCGGCGAACATGTGGGCCGTCAAGGACTACGTCAGCAACATCGACGGGTTCATCCATGAGGACTTCGTCGAGGACCAGGCCAAGAAGGGCAACCTCACCGAACTCGCTCGAGTAGTTCGTGCGGCCCGAGGCCAAGGAGCCAACCGCAGCCCCGAGTTCATCGCCCGCGCACAGCGCGTGATCGCGGAGATCGAGGCCACGAACAAGCCGCTCTTGGAGCGGTACATCGCAGCAGAAAGAGGTGGCCAATGAGCCCCAAGATCAGACAGTCCATCTACCACGTCGGGACGCTGATCCCCGGCCTGGTCGGCCTAGCCATGCTCTGGTTCGGCCTCAGCTCCGATGACGCCGACAGCATCATCCAGGTCATCTCCGGTGCCCTGGCTCTGATCGGCGCGGGAGCGCCGGCCATCGCCGCCAAGACGGTGCGTGACCAGCGCAAGGACGGCACCCTGACCGCCTCCCCGGTGGAAGCGGTGTCCAAGGGCATCGAGCAGGTCATCGCGGCGCGTGACGCCGCGCAGGCAGAGGTCGAGAAGGTCACCAGCGTGGTCGGCAACGTCCTCAACGACGTGCAGCTCGCCGCCAACGCGGTCAACCTCGGCCCGCTGGCCTCGCAGATCCTCAGCGCCCTGCCGGTCGATCACCAGCCGCCTACGGCGTACAGCCTCTACGACCCGAACAACTCCTGGCGCAGGCCCGAGGATCGATGATCCTCAAGAAGGGCTCCAGCGGGGCCCTGGTGGGGCTCTGGACAGACGTGATGCTGAAGAGGTTCCCGAGCTACGCTCTGGGCCTCAACGGCAAGCCTCTGGTCAACGACAAGTACTTCGGCCTCGATGAGGAGAAGGTCCAGAAGGAATACCAGATCCGCACGGGCCAGTTCCCGAGCGGTGAGGTCTCCGAGGACGACCTGATCCGGCTTCGCATCGTGCCGGTGCTCTTCACCGTCCACGGGACCGGCATGGCCGACCCGCTGGGCCCCGGATACCCGGCAGACCTCGCGAGAGCCTGTCTGGACCTGGTGCATTGGCAGCCGATCGGAAACTACCCCGCTCAGCCCTTCCCCATGTGGCCTTCGATCCTCAAGGGCGTCAAGGAGCTGAAGTTCCAGATCGAGGACTACGAGCGGCGCTACCCCGGATACCGGAAGGCGTTGGCAGGCTACAGCCAGGGCGCGGTCGTCACCGCGCTCTACTACATGCTGTACGTCTTCCCCGAAAACGGCGAGCACCACTACATGCTCAAGCGCGGCGACTTCCTGATCTCGATCACCTGGGGACCGCCGATGCGGGAGAAGGGTGTGGCCAACGGCAACAAGTTCGCCGGATGGCACATCTCCGACGGCCGCGGCATCCTCAAGGGCCGGATGGTCAACACCCCCGAGTGGTGGCTGGACTTCGTCCACTGCATGGGATCGCCTGAAGGACAAGACCTTTACGGCGACGTACCGGACGACAAGACCGGCGAGAACGAGACCGCGATCTGCGAGTTCGTCATGTCCGAGAAGTGGTACTCCGGTCCCCTGGCCATCCTCAAGCGTCTGCTGGCAACGGGAGCGAACCTGCTCACAGAGGGCGACGACATCGTCAAGGCAGTCCTGCAGGCAGGGATGTTCTTCGGCCACGGTCTGACCCCACACAACATCTACGACATCGGGCCTGCGGTCACCGCACTGCGGAAAGCCGTCACCCGAACTTGACATACACCAGGAAGGAGGCGGGGTGAGCCTCGGTAATCACCACCCGGAGCTTGCCCCGTCCCCTCCGCACATCATCGGCCCGTCTTGGCAGAGGACGGTCGACGGGGAATGGCATCTGCCTGATCCCAAGATGACCCTTGGTTGGGGCGTCTTGAAGTGGCTGTCCGACTACGTCAATACCCCTGGCGGGCATGACGATCCAGCCAGACTCAGATTTTTGATCGTGCTGTCCGAGGCAGGACTGCTCGAGAACGAGAACATGTTCATCCCCACCGACGAGCAGGTGCGCCTGGTCCTCTGGTGGTACGCCGTAGACGACAAGGGCCAGTACATCTACCGCGAAGGCGTGATCCGCCGGCTCAAGGGCTGGGGCAAGGATCCGTTCACCGCGGCGCTGTGCCTCGCGGAACTCTGTGGCCCAGTAGCGTTCTCACACTTCGATGAGACCGGGCAGGCCATCGGCAAGCGCCGACCGGCACCGTGGGTCACGGTCGCCGCGGTCAGCCAGGACCAGACCAAGAACACGTTCTCGCTGTTCCCGGTGATGATCAGCAAGAAGCTCAAGACCGAGTTCAAGCTCGAGGTCAACCGCTTCATCATCTACGCCGAGGGCGGCGGGCGCATCGAGGCCGCGACCTCCTCGCCAGCATCGATGGAAGGCAACCGACCCACCTTCGTCGTCCAGAACGAGACGCAGTGGTGGGGCCAGGGCCCCGACGGCAAGGTCAACGAGGGCCACGCGATGGCGGAAACCATCGAGGGCAACATGACCAAGGTCGAGGGCGCTCGCACGCTGTCGATCTGCAACGCCCACATCCCCGGCACCGAGACCGTCGGCGAGATGGCCTACGTCTCCTGGCAGAAGATCCAGTCCGGTGAGGACGTGGACACCGGCCTCATGTACGACGCACTCGAGGCACCGGCCGACACGCCGATCTCCGAGATCCCCTCGCAGAAGGAAGATCCCGAGGGATTCGAGAAGGGCATCGAGAAGCTCCGACAGGGGCTCTACATCGCCCGCGGCGACAGCACATGGCTGCCGATCGAGGACATCATCAAGTCGATCCTGTCGACCAAGAACCCGATCACCGAGTCACGGCGCAAGTTCCTCAACCAGGTCAACGCCTCCGAGGACTCCTGGCTGGCTCCCCGCGAATGGGACCGCTGCTACGCAGACGCCAAGAAGTACCTCGAGAAGATGGGCTACGAGTTCACGCCGCCCGCTCGCGGCGAGAAGATCGCCCTCGGCTTCGACGGCTCCAAGTCCAACGACTGGACGGCTCTCGTCGGCTGTCGCATCAGCGACGGCTTCCTCTTCGTCATCAGGATCTGGGATCCCCAGAAGTTCGGCGGGCAGGTTCCTCGCGAAGACGTAGACGCCACAGTGCATTCCACGTTCAAGCACTACGACGTGGTCGCGTTCCGCGCCGACGTGAAGGAGTTCGAAGCCTACGTCGACCAGTGGGGTCGGACCTACAAGAAGAAGCTCAAGGTCAACGCCTCTCCCAACAACCCGGTCGCATTCGACATGCGCGGGCAGCAGAAGAGGTTCGCGTTCGACTGTGAGCGCCTGGAGGACGCGGTCCTCGAGGGAGAGGTCTGGCACGACGGCGATCCCGTTCTGCGCCAACACGTTCTGAATGCCAAACGGCATCCCACCACCTATGACGCCATTGCGATTCGCAAGGTCACCAAAGACTCCAGCAAGAAGATCGACGCTGCGGTCTGCGGCGTCCTCGCGTTCGGGGCGAGACAGGACTACCTCATGAGCAAGAAGGCCCGCACGGGCCGGGTCGTGGCGGTTCGCTAATGGCAGCCGTACTCCCCGGACAGGAAGAGATCCCAGATCCCGCCATCGCCCGAGACGACATGATCTCGGCGTTCGATGACGCGTCCAAGGGTCTCAAGATCAACACCAGCTACTACGAAGCTGAGCGCAGGCCAGAGGCCATCGGCGTCACGGTCCCGCAGCAGATGCAGTCGCTGCTGGCCCACGTCGGATACCCCCGGCTCTACGTCGACTCCATCGCTGAGCGCCAGGCCGTCGAAGGCTTCCGCCTCGGCGATGCCGACGAGGCTGACGAGGATCTGTGGGCTTGGTGGCAGGCCAACAACCTCGACATCGAGGCTCCGCTTGGCTACACCGACGCCTACGTCCACGGCCGGTCGTACGTGACCATCTCCCGCCCGGACCCCGACATCGACCTGGGCTGGGATCCAGAGACTCCGATCATCAGGGTCGAGCCGCCCACGCGGATGTACGCCAAGATCGATCCCCGGATCAACCGGGTGTCGCAGGCGATCCGAGTCGCATACGACGACAAGGGCAACGAGGTCCAGGCAGCCACGCTGTACACCCCGCAGGGGACGTTCGGCTGGTACAAGGCCGATGGCGAGTGGCAGGAGTGGTTCGAGGATCCTCACGCCCTCGGCGTGGTCCCCGTCGTCCCGCTCCCGAACCGGAACCGGCTCTCGGATCTGTATGGCACCAGCGAGATCACGCCCGAGCTGCGGTCGATGACCGACGCGGCGTCTCGCATCCTCATGCTGATGCAGGCGACTGCAGAGCTGATGGGTGTGCCCCAGAGGCTGATCTTCGGCATCAAGCCCGAAGAGATCGGCGTGGACCCGGAGACGGGCCAGACGCTGTTCGACGCCTACCTCGCTCGCATCCTCGCGTTCGAGGACGCTGAGGGCAAGATCCAGCAGTTCTCGGCAGCCGAGCTGGCCAACTTCACCAACGCCCTCGACCAGATCGCCAAGCAGGTCGCTGCGTACACGGGACTCCCTCCCCAGTACCTTTCCACCGCCGCGGACAACCCGGCCTCTGCTGAGGCAATCAGGGCCGCTGAGAGCCGTCTCATCAAGAAGGTCGAGCGCAAGAACCTGATCTTCGGCGGTGCGTGGGAACAGGTCATGCGAATCGCGTGGCAGATGATGAAGGGCGGCGAAGTTCCGCCCGACATGCTCCGCATGGAGACCATCTGGCGCGACCCGTCGACTCCGACGTACGCGGCCAAGGCCGACGCAGCCACGAAGCTGTACGGCAACGGCCAGGGCGTCATCCCCCGCGAGCGTGCCCGCATCGACATGGGCTACTCCATCAAGGAGCGCGAAGAGATGCGCCGCTGGGACGAGGAAGAGGCCGCTATGGGCCTTGGGCTCATCGGCACGATGGTCGACCCGAACCCGACGGTCCCTGGCTCTCCGAGCCCGCAGGCTCCGCCGAAACCGGCTCAGCCGGCCATCGAGGGCGGTGATGCTGCCTGAACCCCGAGGAATACGCCGCCTCACAAGCGGTGATCACCGCGGGTGTCGCTTCCTACGTCCAGAAGTTCGCGAGTCTGTTCGCGGGACCGGCTCTCTCCCTTGGTGAGTGGGCCCGGTTCCTCCAAGTGTTGTTCCCCGAGGTCCAGCGTCGGTATGCGGAAGCTGCCGACCTGGGCCGGAACTTCTACGACTCCCAGCGCAGACTCCACCACCCTGAGCTTCCCCGCAACGAGAGGTTGCGGAGTGATCTTCAGTGGTCGTGGTTCGTCAAGAACATGGAGCCAGCTCGAAAGGGGATGTCGCAGGCCGAATCCCCGAAGAGCGCGGTAACCCGGACAGCCTTGACAGCAGTCCGCGAGGTGGAGATGGCCGGTCGCCGACAGATCATCGGCGCGGTCAAGAACGACCCAGCTCCTCAGATCGTGCAGGGCTGGGCGCGAGTGGCCACGGGGCGCGAAACATGCGCCTGGTGCCTGATGCTGATTTCCCGTGGCGCAGAGCTGAATCACAAGGGCAACTTCGCCTACAGCTCAGCGCAGAGCGCGGGGATCAACCTCGATGACGAGACCGTGATCGACCTCTGGCAAGAGTCCGGTCAGGATCTCGCGAAGTTCCGGGAAGCAACGAAAGAGCACATCGAAGAGTGGCACACCGGGTGTGACTGCCTGGCCATCCCAGTCTTCGACGTGCAGAACTGGCCCGGAAGGGACGCTGCCCTACGGGCGCAGCGGCTTTGGATCGACGCCAGCAAGGAAGCCACTCGTCTTATCGAGTCTGGTGAGGCCCGCTCCAAGAACCAGAACAGGGAGACGATCAACGCTCTCCGACGCCGCCTTGAGCGCGGCGAAATCGCAATGTCCAACTACGCCCTCGCGGCGTAACCCCTGAACCCCAGGTGGGTTCACAACCAATAGCCCAGGAGGCGAAAACACATGTCCGACACCGCAACACCCGAAGGCACCCCAGCAGGCACCCCGGCCCCGGAGGCCACCCCCGCCGCTGAACAGCCCACCGCCAAGGTCTACGACGAGGCATACGTCAAGGAGCTTCGCAACGAGGCTGCAGCCCAACGGCACGCGAAGAAGGACGCAGTTGAAGCGGCTGTCAAGGAAGCCAAGGAGGCCCACGCGGCCGAACTGAGCGCCCGCGACGTTCGCATCACCGAACTCGAGAACGAGCTTGGCAAGGCGTGGATCGAGCTGCAGAAGCTCCACACCACTCTCGAGGCCAAGGTGCCCAGCGACAAGGTGCTCGCGTTTGTCGAGATCTTGCAGGGCTCCGATGCCGAGAGCATCACCGAGTCGGCCAAGAAGAGCCTCGGCCTGATCGAGGGTCTCGGCGGCAAGAAGCAAGTTCCCGGATTCGACCCCACCCAGGGCTTCGGGGGGCGCAAGGAAGACATGCCCCTGAACGGAGACCCGATTCTGAACGCCATGAAGAGCGTTCTGAAGATCCCGTAAACCCTTCCAACACAAGGAGATAGAAGAAGATGTCTGCAGGCACTGCATTCGCAGTCGACCACGCCCAGATCGCCCAGACGGGCGACACGATGTTCAAGGGCTACCTCGAGCCGGAAGAGGCGAAGGACTACTTCGCCGTGGCCGAGAAGACCTCCATCGTGCAGCAGTTCGCCCAGAAGATCCCGATGGGCACGACCGGCCAGAAGATCCCGCACTGGGTCGGCGACGTGTCGGCGCAGTGGATCGGTGAAGGCGACATGAAGCCCATCACCAAGGGCAACATGTCCAGCCAGACCATCGCGCCTCACAAGATCGCGACGATCTTCATCGCCTCGGCGGAAACCGTCCGTGCGAACCCGGCCAACTACCTCGGCACCATGCGTACCAAGGTGGCCACGGCCTTCGCGACGGCGTTCGACGGCGCGGCGCTGAACGGCACCTCGAGCCCGTTCCCGACCTACCTGGCGCAGACGACCAAGAGCGTCTCGCTGGCTGATCCGGGCGGCGCTGGCGTGTCCGACCTGACCGCCTACGACGCGGTGGCCGTCAACGGCCTGTCGCTCCTGGTGAACGCTGGCAAGAAGTGGACCGCCACTCTGCTGGACGACATCGTGGAGCCGATCCTCAACGGTGCCAAGGACAAGAACGGCCGTCCGCTGTTCATCGAGTCCACCTACACCGACGAGAACAGCCCGTTCCGCGCTGGCCGCATCGTCGCCCGTCCCACCATCCTGAGCGACCACGTCGCGACCGGCACCACGGTCGGCTACATGGGCGACTTCCGTCAGGTGGTCTGGGGCCAGGTTGGCGGTCTGTCCTTCGACGTGACCGACCAGGCGACCCTGAACCTCGGAACCCCGCAGGCTCCGAACTTCGTGTCGCTGTGGCAGCACAACCTCGTCGCGGTTCGTGTCGAGGCTGAGTACGCCTTCCACTGCAACGACAAGGACGCGTTCGTCAAGCTGACCAACGTCGTCACTGCGTAAGCAGAACTTGACATACACCGGTTGGGGAGTCCTTCGGGGCTCCCCTTCCGGGGTGTCAGAGAGGACTTCATGCGTATCCGATCCACCACCAACGGCGGGTTCGCCGATGTCGATCCCGAGTACGCACAGGAGCTGATTGCCAGCGGCCTGTTCGAGGACGCGGCACCCAAGCCCCCTCGCAAAGCGCCGGCCAAACGGGCCGCGCCCCGGAAACAAACCGCTCCCACGCAGGAGCCAACGACTGAGGAGTAACCGTGGCCTACGCGACCGCCAATGACGTAGTTGTGTTGTGGGCCAAGGAGCCTGAGCCGGAAGTCATGGCGCTGATCGAGCGCCGCCTCGCCCAGGTCGAGCGGATGATCAAGCGCCGCATCCCCAACCTGGACCTCAAGGTCACCACCGACGCGACGTTCAAGGCAGACCTGGTCGACATCGAGTCCGATGCGGTTCTGCGCCTTGTCCGTAACCCCGAGGGCTACATCTCGGAGACCGACGGTGCATACACCTACCAGCTCTCGAATGACCTGTCTCAGGGCAAGCTGGTGATCCTTGACGACGAGTGGACGACGCTAGGCGTCAACCGGCTCTCCCGGATGTCCACCATCGCCCCGAACATCGTGATGCCGACATGAGCGCCTCAGACGCTCAGAGAGCCCCCATCGTCTACCCGCCTGGCTTCCTTGTGGCGGTCACGCCTGACCAGGTCGACAACAGCCGCTGCGAACACGAAGCCGATCCCCCGGTCTGCTTCTGCGTCCACGACTGGCGAATCGAGTTCGGGAACGTCTCGCGGGCGGCCAAGCCGAGAGCGACGTACATCCAATGAGCCTCCTAGACACAGGGGCCAGGTACCAGCCGGTCACCGTCTACCCCGAAGAGATGGTCATCGACGGCGACGGCAACAAGCGCACGCGGCCGTCCAAGACCGGCATCCCGGCCATCGCACGACTCCAGGTGGCCAACCAGTCAGGCACGTCAGCACGACGGGCCGAGCAGGACAACGAGGGCTTCGAGTCCGAGAAGGTCTACCGGATGCGCTTCCCGCGCTCGTTCACCAAAGAGCACGGCATCCTCGGCATGCAGTCCCAGATCGAGTGGCGTGGACAGAGGTGGGCGCTCTTCGGAGACGCCACCGTCTACGACTCCTCCCCCGCGCTGGCGAGGGTCGACTACACGATCAAGAGGTACTGATGGCGACTGTCTACGCGAAGGCGAACAAGGTGGCGGCGCGAGCCGCCGAGACCCGCAAGGCAGTCCGCGACGAGCGGAACAAGGTCACCCGTCGAGCCAAGTCCAACCTGGCCAAGGCGAACAAGACCTCCCGCATCACGCCCGAGGGCTACTTCCCGGCCGAGATCGAAGAGGTCGACGGCGATGTCGACTTCCACACGGTCCTGCACGCGCCCAACGCGTTCGCGCTCGAGTTCGGCCACGCACCCTCCGGGTTCTTCGCAGGCACGGACACGAAACCGCCTGCAGCCGAATACATCCTGACCAGAGCCGCCATCGGCGGCACCGTCTCGTAAGGAGGCCGCATGGCAAACACGCGGCTACCCCGCGTTCAAAAGGTGGTCGCCCCGATCCTCCGGGCCGCATTGGTCCCCGGCACTCTGCCGACTGACCAGCACGTCACCACATGGGTTCCTGACGTGGACTACCGCGAGTTCCCGATGATCAACATCCGCCGCATCGGCGGCATCAGGAATCCGAAGGCACCGCTGCTTCACACGCTGCCGGTGATCGAGATGTCGGCCTACTCGGCCGAAGGTCTCATCGAATGCGAGGAGCTTTACGAGGAGGCACTGGAGGCTCTGTACGAAGCCGTGCAGAAGCAAACGCTAACTCCCGCAGGCTATTTGCAGTCGATGTACGAAACGATGGGCGCTACGCAGTTCAGCTCCCTCTACCAGGACTCCTGGCGAATCCAGGGTCTGATCAGGCTCGGCGTCCGCAGACCGAGATCCACCACCTAACCAAGGAGATTGCCAACATGGCAGAAAATGACGACGCAGTTTTGACTGCGGCGGTCGGCTACGTGTACGTCGCCCCCGAAGGCACGGCTGCACCGACCCCGGCCCAACTGAAGACCATCGACCTGACGAAGCCCTCGACCTGGGGCACGGGCCTCACGGCGTGGGAGAGCGTCGGCCACACCAGCCGCGGCACGCTCCCCGAGTTCGGCTTCGACGGTGGCGACAGCGAGGTGAAGGGCTCCTGGCAGAAGAAGAAGCTGCGGGAGATCACCACCGAGGATCCGATCGACTTCGTGACGGTCGTGCTGCACCAGTTCGACGAGGGAGCCCTGGGTCTGTACTACGGCCCCAACGCCTCTGAGACGCCCGGTGTGTTCGGTGTGAAGACCGGCCAGACCAACGAGAAGGCAGTGTTCATCGTCATCGAAGACGGCGACATGCGCCTGGGCAACCACGCCCACAAGGCCGGTGTTCGCCGCGACGACTCGATCGATCTCCCGATCGATGACCTGGCTTCGCTCCCGGTGCGGTTCACCTACCTCGACTTCGAGGATGAGCTGCCGTTCTCGTGGATCAACGAAGACCTGTTCAACGTCGCCACTCCGTAGTTCCAACTTGACATTCACCTGAATGTCACCCCCGGAGGGGGAGGTTTCCTTGGCGGGCCTGCCTCCCCCTCCAGCCCGCCATCTAGCCCGCCAACACACGAAAGGTTCGCCATGACAAACGTATTCACCCTCGACGCTTTCCGCGAGGATGTCCGCAAGAAGTACGAGCCCGTCAAGATCGGTCTGTCCGAGGACGTGACGGTCGAGCTGAAGCCGCTCCTGAAGCTGGGCAAGAAGGCCCGCGAGGCGGTCGCCGAAGCGGTCAAGGAGATCGAGGCGCTGCCCGACGAGATCGATGAGGACGACGAAGACGCCGACGAGCTGATGGACGAGATCGCGGAGAAGATCTGCGATTCGGTCGGCAAGGTGTTCAAGCTGATCGCCACTTCCCCGCGGAAGTTGCTCGCGGAGCTGGACACCGAGGAAGAGCCGCAGATCCGCGCTGAGCTGTACGGCGCGGTGCTCCGCACCTGGATGCGGGAGACGCAACTGGGGGAAGCCGCGCCCTCGCCGAACTGATCGACAAGTTCGGCGGGGCTCTCCTCGCAGACCTCCTGCAGTACTACCGAGTAGACCTGCGGGACTTGTTCCGTGATGAGGCTCCGCTGACGCCGAGATTCGTTCTGGCCCTGGTGCTCTGCCTCCCCAAGGACGGCGCTTTCTACGCAGAGCGTCGAGGTGGGCAGCAGTACCGGGGCTGGGACGAGGACCGTCACGCGCTCGCGGACATCTACGACGCGATCCAGGCAGGCAACCACCTGTTCATGATGGCCAACCGCGATCCGAACAAGGCGAAGCCGAAGGCTCCCAAGCCATACCCCCGTCCCGACGACAACAAACCGAAAGACGCTGCGCCCCCACCGGGTTCGTTCGCCGCGATGGTCGTGGCAGCGAAGAAGGCAGCTCGCGAGAGAAGGGAAAGGGAGGAGGCGAATGCCGAATAGTGCTGGCGTTGAGGTCGCACGGATCTCAGTCAAGGTCAGCCCCGACACACGTAAGTTCCGCCGTGAACTGAAGGACGATCTCGAGCGCATCGAGAAGGAGCTGAGCGCCGACATTGAGGTCAACACCGATCTCAATGCCGCTCAGGCGAAGGCCGATTTCAAGCGGCTGATGTTGCAGCTCAAGGCCGAAGCGGCCAGGGGCGTGAACATCCCCGTCGACATCAACGTCGACAAGGACGGCAAGGGTGGGTTCCTCAGCAAGCTCTTCGGCAAGAAGGGTGGGCTCAAGAACGAGATCGGTGATGTCGGCGACGAGGCCGAACAGACCACCACGAAGATCTTGTCGATGGGCCAGGGCTTCCTGGGGATGTCCCGGATGGCCTGGATGGGTGTCGGCGTGCTCGCGCTCGCTGCGCCGGCCGTCGCGCTGGTCGCCGGTCTGTTGGCCGGTCTCCCGTCGCTCATGGCGGCGTTCGGAGCTGGCGCTGGCGTAGTCGCGCTCGGCATGGACGGCATCAAGAAGGCAGCCGAGACCATCACCCCCGTCCTCGACGGCGTGAAGGCTCAGGTCTCCTCGGTCTTCGAGCAGGGTCTGACCCCCGTGATGGGTCAGCTCGGCACGATGCTGCAGACGATCACACCCGGCCTGAAGGATGTGGCCGGGAGCTTGGTCTTCATGGCGCAGGGCGTCACCGACGTGGTGACGAAGGGCGTCGGACTCGAGCAGATCAACAACATCCTCAGCAAGACCAGTGAGTTCTTCAAGGGGCTGACCCCGGTCATCGCGATCGGAACGCAGTCGTTCCTGACGCTGGCCAACGCAGGCGCGAATGCCTTCGGCACGCTCCTCGGTCCTCTGCAGACCTTCGCCACGCAGTTCAACGCGATGGTCGACCGGATCACCTCCAACGGGTCGTTCCAGGGAGCCATGCAGGGCATGGCCCAGGTGCTGGGCAGCGTCCTCAACCTCTTCACCCGGCTCTTCGAGGCGGGTACGACGGCGATGGGGCAGCTCGGCGGTCCTCTGTCGACGCTGATCAACGGGTTCGGTGACGCGTTCATCGCGCTGATGCCTGCCCTGACCTCGCTCTCGAGCCTGCTCGGCAACGTGCTCGGCACGGCGCTCTCGCAGCTCGCTCCGATCATCACATCTCTCACGCCAGCGTTCACCACGCTGGCCAACACCCTCGGCACTCTGCTGGTGGGCAACCTGCAGTCTCTGGGCCCGATCCTCAACATGGTCGCCGGGTTCCTCGGTGGAGCCATCAAGTCGGCGCTCGACGCCATCCAGCCGATGCTGCCGGGGCTGATCCAGAGCTTCGCTCAGCTCTCACAGACGCTGGTCACCCAGCTCGGCCCGATGCTGCCTCAGCTCGCTACGGCGTTCGGGCAGTTGGTCGGTTCGGTCGTGCAGTTGGCACCGATGATCATCAGCCAGTTGGTTCCGGCGTTCATCCAGTTGGTCCCCAAGATCGCTGAGATGGTCCCGGCCATCACCCAGATGGTGCAGTCGTTCGCGAACATGATGCCCGTCATCCTGCCGCTGGCGTCCGCGCTTCTCAGCGTTGCTGGCGCAGTGATCCAGGTCGGCGTTTCCATCGGCGGCGCACTCATCGGTGCGCTGGCGAACCTGATGGGGATTGTCTCCAACGTGATCTCGAAGATCTCGGAGTGGGTGGCTAGCTTCACCAACGGAGCGCAGACGATCGCGGCGAAGGCCGCGGAGCTGCCAGGGATGATCCAGTCCGCACTGGCCAACCTGATGCAGATCGGTCTCGACGCAGGCAAGAACCTCGTCCAGGGGCTCATCAACGGTATCGGCAACATGATCAGCTCGGCGGTCTCAAAGGCCAAGGAGCTGGCATCGAGTGTGGCTGGGGCGGTCACTGACTTCCTCGGTATCCACTCGCCGTCGAAGCTGTTCGAGCAGTTCGGTATCAACACCGGCCAGGGCTACGCCATCGGTCTCGACAAGGGCTTCGCGCCCGTCCTCGAGCAGGCCAAGCAGTTGTCCGCTCAGGTCGCCGCGGCGGTAGCCACCGGCACCGATGATCCGACAGCTCTCCTGCAGGGGTTCACCAAGTCCGACGTAGGCCGCATGGAGAAGGTGCTCGGCACCGAGATCAAGCGGTTGGATCGGCAGGCGAAAGCCCTTGACCTCCAGGCGAAGTCCACCGGCAACGAGGGACTCAAGGCTGAGGCTCAGAAGCTCCGGGACATGAAGGATCAGCTCCAGACGCAGAAGGAGATGCTCGACCTCGCAGGCGACTACAACGACGAGACGGCTTCCGGCTCGAAGGGTGGATCGCTGGAGGATCAGGTCGCGAAGCTGATGTCGTCTCCGGTCGATTTCGCGAAGGCGACTGGCAAGCAGTTCCTTTCGGACATCGGCATCTCTGGCGAGGGCTTCATCTCGAAGGCGCTCACCGAAGGCACGAAGTACATCTTCAACATCGGCTCGGTTGACGAGGCGCTCGACATCAAGTCGCGCCAGGAGTCCAACGACCTGCTCAAGGTCGTCGGCCGAACTTGACATCCACCAGGAGGTAAGCATTGACCACCGACACGCTCATCGAACTTGAGGGTGTCAACGGTGAGTACTTCAATCTGACGACCGGTGACCAGGGCGTGTTCCTGGCCACAGACGTGGAGGGTTGTTTCTACGACCCTCCCGTCAAGGTCGTGATTGAGGAGCCGGGGAACTACCCCGGTGCTCGCTACTTGAATCACCGAGTCCTGAAGCGAGACATCGTCTTCGGGGTTCAGATCCTCAACGATGCCAAGAGCGGACCCCGTAGCTGGCTCTCGCGAGACAGCGAGTGGCGCAAGGCATGGGCGTTCAACCGCGTCTGCAAGCTCTACGTCACCACCCCCGACTCGGGCACCAGGTACCTCTACCTGTCGCTGTTCCAGTCCCCCACGGTCGAGATGAAGACCGACCCGCGTGGCAACACCATCAACCTCACGGTGATGAACTGCATTGCCTACGACCCTTTCTGGTACGAGGACGACAAGGTCTTCTCGGCCAAGACCAAGACCGATACCCGGTTCGACCCGGTGCTCTTCGACATTCCCGGCAACTGGCCGTGGGAGCGACTCCCCAAGGAGACGCTGAAGATCCGCGTCGGCCGCGAGCAAGGTGGGCTCAACCCCACCGACCAGTACATCGCACCGAAGTGGACCGTCCCCGGTTCCACCGAGAAGATCCCCCAGTTCCCTTGGCCATTCCCTCCGGGCGTGGACATCCCTTGGGAGCGGGCACCGTTCACTCAGTTCGTCATCCCGGACTACTCGTTCGAGGACGAAGAGTTCCGCAACCGCAGGCTCAAGCTACCCGGCTTGATCTACGGCGAGAACTGCGTCATCGACACCGACCGTCGCGAGGAGCAGATCGCCTCCGAGTCGGGCTCGCCTGTGTGGGCCCGCATGAACGGCGTCAGGTTCCGAAACTGGATCCCGCCGTACACCGAAGAGGCTGAGTTCGTCATAGACGCGTCGGGCTGCGCTCCGGGGCAGGTTGTATCGCTGCGGCTCCCCAGGCCGTGGACGCGCTGCTGGGGGCTCGAGTGAGTGGCCTGAAGTCACTCGCTCAGTCCGAAGATCTCTGGAAGCTGATTCAGCAGCGTCGAGCCAAGAGAGAGGCCGCACGCCTCGCGCCGGCCGATGTGGAGCTGCGTGACGGCGACTTCCGCCTCCGCGGCGCTGTCGCGGGCGAGCGACTGCTCGAGTGGGAGTTCATCGAGAACGAGGTGGGCAACTGCACACTGCAGCTCTCGCTGAGCCACTACCTGGCCAAGTGGGTGATGAATCACCGTGGTCGAGCAAAGCGCAACGTCATCATCAACATCGAGAAGCAAGGCGCTCGATGGACCGGCATGATGGACCACTACCGGGTCGTCAAGACCGATTCCGGTGACGCTTACCTGGAAATCGTGTTCCTGCACGACTTTGCCCAGACTCGTCACATCCGCGTGTGGTGTAACCCATTCCTGCGCCCTGAGCTGCAGTTTCCCAAGGTCTGGATCATCTTCGGTCCGGCCAAGTGGTGCTTGCTGGTTACGCTCTTCGTCAATCTACTCCGACTCGAGACGAGTCTCTGGACTCTCCCGGATGATCCCACGGACATCAACGAGTGGATGGGCCCGAGCTTCAATCCCAGCAACTGGCGGAACATCGTCAAGCCGTTCCCGTTCCTCGCGGACAACAGTCCGGTCACGATGGTGTTCAGCCGGTTCGGCACGTTCTACGACACGGCCAAGCAGATCCTCAACGACCATCAGCTCACGCTGACGTGTCGCCGGTACATCAAGGACCGCGACCCGCACCCGTTCGAAGATCTCAAGGGCGTCTGGGGCATCGATCCGCTCGAAGACCTGCTGCAGAAGATCCCGCTCCGGGATGGCTGCGTGGTCTGGGACATCGAGGACAACTCGGGCTGGGGCACACAGACCGCCTTCGGTGGTTCGTGGCTCACCGGCTTCCTCAGAGCCGCTGTGACCCTCGCGGGTGACGGTCAGGTCGAGGGTGTCGACGTATTCACCGGCGACTACACGTTCCCCGGCGAGTACTACCGGCCAGGCTTCCTGGGCACCAGCCCGATGGCTCCGCACGTCGTGTTCGAAGAGGGTCCGCTCACCGGGATCAAGTCGAGTGAGTTCTCGTACTACGAGGCCACTGACACCAGCTTCCTGGCGGGTGGCCAGTCAGCTCCGGGGATCAACGAGGCGATCAGCACGGGTGTGAACATGGGAGGCGACTTCCTCACATCGCTGATCAACCAGGCGCTCGGAGGCATGATCGATCTACCGCCACTCGGCGGGACGCTCGACGCCATCCTCGCTCCGCTGTACACCGACGTTGTCGGTGCGTTCATGGAAGTGCCGACGCTGCGTGCGTCGGGAATCCACCTCCCGATCTCCGGGCTCGAAGACGTGATCACCGATCTCGGTGACTTCCACTACTTCGAGAACATGGCCGAAGGGTCGATGAAGGCGTTCACCCTGAGCGCGTTCGCGGCCGTCGCCGCGGAGATCTACAAGACCCGTGCTCGCACGGCCCACACCCTCAAGGTGTCAGACGCCTCGCCGTACATCTTCGCTCCAAAGCCCTTCGGGCACTGCTGGATCGGAGATCGTGTCGGCACGTCTGTCCTGGGTTACCCGGTCGAGCACCAGCTCTTCGTGGAGCGCATCAAGAAGGTCAAGTACAGCCAGGGCACCGACGGTCCCAAGCCCCTCGAGATCGAGATCGGCTACCGCGAACCGAAGAACCCAGCTCTATCCATCCTCGAAGAGGTCAAGCGCGTCAACGGCGGGCTTGGCCAGGCGGGGATTCTCTAAACCGAAAGGCACGCCAATGATTCCGTCCCAAGAGTCCCACGACCCCGACAAGCCGCGAGAGCACGTCGCATGGGCGCTTCGCAACCTCCCGATGGTTGCAGGCGTCGGAGCGATCACGCACCCGGCCTACCTGTCGGATTGGTCTGAACACTTGTGGCGGTGCGGCTTTCGGCACGTCGACTGGCTCCGGGGGCTGGCTGATGAGGACGGCAACATCCACGTCAGTCAGCTTCCCGACCAGGAGATCAAGTTTCAGCCGGCCTTCCGAGGCCAGCGTCATGACATGAACAACGCCGCCCGATGGGTCGGCAAGGACGAGCCCGATCCCGAGCCCGTCCGCATCCCAGACATCCGCAAGCTCACCCAACAGGAGAACGAAGCGATGCTTCGGCAGTACCGAGAGGCGGGCATGATCCCGTCTGACCGACCCGGACCCGCTGGGGCCGAGGAGTTCAACTCATGAACGGCTTCACCCCGTTCAACCCTGATTCGTGGATGGACGTGATCGCGCTGGCGATCATCTCCGCGTCCAGCCTCGCAGGCGTCGTGGCCCCGCTCCTCCTCAGCTCACACCGCAAGCAGAGCAAGACGCTCGAGACGGTACGTGAGCACGTAGCAAACAGCCACACCACGAATCTCCGCGACGACATTGACGAACTCGCCCGGACGGTGCGAGAGGGATTCATGGAAACCCGAAGGGACATCGGAGGTCTCCGCGACGAGCTGCGTACCGAGCGCATCGAGCGCATCGAGGGCGACAAGCTCCGCGTGATTTACAGCAACGTATCAGGAGGCTAAATGACGACCTACCCGACATCGCCGCTGGAGGCGATCGGGGCCGACGGCGCATTCGAGATCGGCGGCGGGGACTTCGACTTCGGCCAGGGCTACACCGAGAACCTGGTCAAGAAGATGTTCGAGGTGCCTCTGGCCAGCCCCGGCAACGCCATCGAGGTGCTGACGCAGCAGCTCAAGAAGCTGCCGCTGGAGGCTCTGCAGACGTTCAAGCACATGATTCCGGGGACGGTCGATGACGACTTCATCGACGTAGCGACCTCGGTCGCGACGATCATCGGCAACCTGGCGAGCCTGCCAAAGGCGCTCCTGTCCGGTGACTTCGATGAGTGGGTCTCGACCACCTACAACGTCGTGTCGACCGAGCTGAAGCAGATCCTCGAGATCCTCGGCGGTCTCATCGTCACTCCGATCAACGAGGCGGTCCAGGCCGTCAAGGACTGGTACCACAAGCAGCAGACCGACATCCAGACCGCGATCGAGAACGGCGCTCAGAAGCTCCGCGACCAGCTCACCGGCATCGTCAACTCCACGCCATCAGACGTGGACAACTGGCTCCTCGGGCTCCTGACGGGCGACTCGATCATCCCGAAGGAGAACATCGACGGGTTCAACCAGGCGCTGAATGACGCTGTCGCACAGGCGCAGCAGAAGATTCGAGACGCCCTGACGGGTGTCGTGAACGCGACCCCGACGCAGCTCGACAACTGGCTGCTGAACTTGCTCACGGGTAGCTCGCCGCTGAATGCGACGAAGCTGACGGGCACCGCCCCCACGGCGGTCATCCCGACGTTGCCGCAGAACAAGATTCAGAACCTGGCGCAGGACATCGCCTCCAAGCTGGGGATCAACGATCCGCTGGACGCGACCAAGCTGACGGGCACAGCACCGTCCGCTGCGATCCCAGCACTGGGCATAGGCAAGCTCCCGGACCTCCAGTCTCTGGTCGACGCCGCTACCAACGCGCTTTCGGGCAAGACCCTTACGGGTCAGGAAGAGGCCGGCACCGGCCTGTCCGACGCGAAGGTCACGATGTCGAACCTGTTCGCGATGCTGACGAAGGTCACTCGAGACGTGCAGGCGCTGCAGTCCGAGAACGACAGCACCAGCACCGGTGGCCGTCGATTCAACATCGACTTCAGCGCGTACCCGGACGGGGCGTTCCCCTCCGGTCTGTTCAACTTGACGTACACCGGGCCTGGCACGTCCACGCTCGCCATCTCCAACGGAAACGCCGTCTGGAACACGGTCAACAACGGCTACCGCCGAGCGACGATGATCTTCCCGACGCCGACGCTGACCTCTCAGCAGATCGTGCGAGGCACGCTGGCATCGCCGCCGTCACAGGGTACGAACGTCCGCATCTGGTCGATCGCCCGCGCCAACGCGGCCGGGACCGACTACGTGTTCGCCCGCGGCTACTGCACGGGCTTCCTGACCTATCGCGGTGACATCGGCTGTGTGGTGAACGGGGTCGAGAAGGTCTGGGCCTCCAACATCCCGCTGACGTGGTCGCTGGACATGCGAGTGATCTGCGGCGTCGGCACCAACCCGCGCCGCCACCAGGTGCTCTCAGGCAACACCATCGTGCTCGACATCATCGAGCCTGCAGGGGCACAGAGCGTCATCGACGCCAACCACTGCTACTGGGGTGCCATCTCGGAGACCGATGGTCAGCGGACCCCCGGATCCGTTGCGGGCGCTTCGGTTGCGGACAACGCGCCACCGGCCGTCATCGGAACGACGTTCCGGGCCTCCCGCCGAGTCACCGCTGACGTGACCATCGCGGCGAACGGTGCCAAGGTGCCGAACAACTTCTACGAGACCGTCGACTACCAGTCCGATGACCTCACGTACGCACCGGGCACCAACTGCCGACTGACGGCGACGAAGCAAGGCACCTATCAGGTTCAGTACCGAGCCTTCCACGGCCCGTACGCCAGCAACAACGGAGGCATGGCGCTCCTCTACAAGAACGGGGTGCCCTACGCTCGCGGCCCTTGGGCCTGCTGCGAAGTCAACGTCGGTTTCGGCGTGATGTCGACCAAGGAGGATGCCACCTTCGCCTCGTTCCTGGTGCCATTGAACCCAGGCGACTACATCGAACCGGGCTTCGACTTCACCAGCAGCATGAGCGACACCGGAGATTCCAAGCTGTCTGATGGTTCGCAGTCCTACTTCACCGTCGCCAGAATCGGCGTCGCCTGACCAGAAAGTCCCCCCTCTTCGGAGGGGGGCTTTTTGCGTTTCAGGGGGTAGATCCTGCCAGCTCCGACATCTTCCTCGCGATCTCCTCATCGCGGGCCTCAGAGGCCATCTGGTACTTCATGGCCATCCGCGGAGTCGTGTGTCCTAGGCGCACCATCAGCTCTTTGGTGGTCGCGCCCGACTGCGCCGCCAGCGTGGCTCCCACAGCCCGGAGGTCGTGGATGCGGAGGTCGGTTCGGCCGAGCTTGGCGTAGCCCCTCTTGAGCGAGCGCGTGAACGCAGACTTCGAGAGCCGGTTGCCCTGCGTCGTGGTCACCAGCAGAGCCTCGGGCCCCTTGTTCATCTTGGTCCGGTCCTTCATGTGCTCGCGGATCATCTGAGCGACGTGAGGCGGCACGGTCACCGGCCGCTTCGACCGGACGGTCTTGGTGTTGCCGACGACGATCTTCTCGCCGACGCGGGCCGCGCCGCGGCGCACGCGGAGCTTCATGGTCTCCCCGTCATCATCGATGTCCTTCCGGCGCAGCTCGATCAGCTCGCCGAAGCGCAGGCTCGTCCACGCGAGGATGTAGACCGCCACGCGGTAGTGCTCGAACACCTCGCTGGCCACGATGTCCAGCTCCTGCGGTGTGAGGGCTTCTACGTCGCGCTCAGCGACTGCCTTCTGCTCGATCCGGCACGGGTTCTCGGACAACAGCTTGTCCTCCACAGCGGTGTTCATGACGGCCCGGAGTACGTTGTAGGCGTGCCGACGAGCTGTCGGGTACTCCTTGCCCATCCCAGCCCACCACGCCCGGACGAGGGCCGGTGTCATCTCGACTACCGGGGTATCTCCGAGGACCGGATAGATGCGCTTCCGGGCATGCGTCGTGTACAGATCCTTCGTGCCGCCCGCGAGGTCGCGCTCCGCGATCCACTTCTTGGTGTACTCCTCGACCGTGATGGCCGAGGCTGCCTTCTTCGCCAGACGCTCCGCGGGAGGCGTCCACTGCTCCATCTCGATGAGCCGGTGCTCGCGAGCCAGCCAGGCTTCGGCGTCCATGCGGTTGTCGTAGGTCGTGGGGGCGTTGTACCGGACCCCGTCATGCATGTAGGAGGCGTGAATGCGCCCCGATCCGATGACGCGTAGCTTGCCCCATCCGCGGCGCGTAGCCGCCTTCTTCTTCGTCGCCATGAGCCGTGACTCTAGCATGACCCTCGTGACTCAACGCGCTGCAACAACCTGCAATTTGTTTCACTTTCAGGGGCACGGAAGATGGAGGTCAAAATAGCCTCTGAGCTGGCAGTATGCCGATGATAGACAACTGTACTTCCAAACTAGCTACGCGGGTTCGATTCCCGTCGCCCGCTCTGCAGGTCAGAGGGTATTTTCGCCCTCTGGCCTTCTTCATTTCAGGGTCGCGTGACCCTATTCGTGACTCTCCTGACCTGGCCTTTCACGGTTGCGTAAGGTCGCGTCCCGAGCTACCTTCACACTCGACAACCGAATGAAAGAGCCCCCTGGCCTGCGCCAACAGACCAGAGGGCGGTACACCAGATAGGAGCTGGTGCTCGATGATTCTCGCACGTCGCAAGGTTGCAGTGGGAGTTGCAACCGCAGGAACGATCGCCGTCGGCGGTCTCGCATTCGCCCTATCGTTCACCGCACTGTCGGACCTCGCCGTGACCCACGGCGTGACCCCCGGACAGTCGTGGATGCTGCCTCTCGTCATCGACGGGGGGATCATCGTCGCCACGATGGCGACCGTGGCTCTGCGCCAGCACGGCTGGTACGCCTGGACCCTGCTGCTGCTGTCCTCGATGGTGTCGGTGGCAGGCAACGTGGCCCACGCTCAGCCCCACGGGCCGGTGGGCATGTTCATCGCGGCCATTCCGCCGCTCTGGCTCCTCGCAGCCACACATCTGACCGTCCTCCTCTACCGGGGAGACCAGGAAAGTGGCTCAGAATCGATCTCAGAGCCTGTCCTGACCAGGGCTTTTGCCGAAGCCGCTTGACTGCGCCCGACCGGGCACTGCAACAACAAAATAGAGAGGGATCACCTTGAAGATCACATTCGCACTGGCAGCACTGACCGTCGCCGCGACGATCTCGGCTCCGACAGCGAACGCCGACGACTACGACGTGGGGTGTGCGTTCGACCGATGGGGGTTCCTGGGCAGCCAGGTACGGACCATCTGCGACGGCCCGAAGCGACCGGACGGGAGCTGGCACCGCGGCCGGATCATCGATGTGCCAGCGCACGTCAACCCGGCCAAGACGACGTGCAGCGGCACGTACTCGGTTACCTGCACCAGCTACGACAAGGAGTATGTGGATCGCCGAGAGATCGAGAAGGTCTTCTACGACCTGACCGACGACACGGTCCCACCGGGGGAACCTGGGTGGCTGGCCGAGGGCGTGGAGATCGGCAACGCTCTGTAGAATACATAGAGAACCTATGTAGTTGGGAGGCACAAAAAAAGCCCCGGAAGAGCCAGGCGCAATGCCCAGCCCCTCCGGGGCTCCTCTCGCTGCTAGTTGCCGATGGGACGCATGAGCGCCTCGACCGAATCGCGTTCCACGCGAATCAGCCTGGGGCCCAAGCGAACAGCCTTCAGCTTGCCATCCGCGATGTAGTTGCGGACGGTCCTGGTGCTCACGCCGAGGTAGTCGGCGGTCTGTTGGATCGATGCTCTCTGGGGCATCAGCGTGCTCCTCCTTCGGCTGCTTCCCAGGCTTCGTTGACCTTCTTGACGATCTCCTCGGGAGACTCCGATACGAGCCATCCAGCGACCTCGGTCTCGCCCTCGGCGATACGGCAGATCGACTTCAGCTCACGGTGTTCGAGCCACAGCTCGAAGCCGTCGAGGGTCGTCAGCGTGATGTAGACGAGCGTTCTCATCAGTAGAAGATCGGTCCTATTCCGGGAGTCGTGCCGATCGGCGGGATGTAGATGACGCCGTGCGGGGTGGTGTCGTACGACCCTGCTCCGGTGTCGCCGTCACAGGCCGTCAAGCCGAAGACGATGGTGATGAGGATCGCCACCGCCAGGGCGAGTTGCTTCAGCTCTCTCACTTGTCGAGTTGCCTTTCCAGTTCGAGGATTTGGGCCTTGAGCCCTTCGTTCTCGAGCAGCGCGTCAGCGAGCTGCCCCTGTGCGATGTCGTTGGCCTCGTCCTTGCGGGTGGCCTCATCGATCGCGTCGTGCAGACGCCGGATCAGGTCCGGGACGGCACCGTGGAGACCTGCGACGAACTCGGCATCCGCCTGGTCCATGAACGCCGCCAGCGGCCGGCGCTCGTCCTTCTCCTGGTGGACTGCGATCAGGTTGAACGAGCCGGGGAACGACTCGTCCTCTTCGGGCATCCAGTAGCCGTGCTCGGCCAACGTGGTTTGCGACCACTGCTGGTAGAGGATGTCGAAGAACTGGTGGTCCTGGTCGTCGGTGTCGATCACGCGAAACTCCTCATCAGTTCCAGGTAGTCGTCTGCGATCTGCAGACGAAGGTTCATCCAGCGAGCGAGATGTGCGTCCTCCCAAGAGGACTCACGGAAGGTGGCCGACTCGACAAGGAACTCGATCCGCAGCCTGTGGAAGTCGTCGCGCCCACCGGGCTTGAAGTCGACGCCGTCCTGGCTGATGTACCAAGGCAGCTCGTAGCCGTCGAAGTAGACGGCCTTCTCGGTGACCAACGCGTGCGGGAAGCTGTGCTCCATCAGCCGCGCTCCATCCGCCTGAGTTCGGTCTTGACCTCATGCACGACACGATCGAGCGAGTAGTCGATCAACTGCAGCGCCACCAGGTCTCGGTCGACTGCTCCGATCACCGGCACGTCGTTGATGAGCGCCTTGTGGCTGAGCCGCTGCCCTCCGTACACGACCTCGAGGTAGACGCCTGGCTCGATCAAATGAGCCCCCGATCCTTCAGGGCGTCGACCATGCTGTCCCAGAGCTTGTGGGCGTTCCACCGCATCTGGTCCGGGTCGTTCTTGATCTCCGGGGTGGTCTCCCTGGTGACCTCGATCCGCTCGTCGCCGTACTCGAACGTGAGCTTGAACGGGACCGGCCGGAACGCTTCTGGGACGACACCGTCACCCTCGCCGTGCCACTGGAGGTTCAGTCCGAACCCCATCAGCGGCGACCCAGGTAGGGGATGATGCTGGTGCGGAACTCGAAGAACACCGTGTCAGCCGGAACGTCATCCGGGGTGTCGGCAGGGCGCTCCGCGGTGAAGACGCCGATCTCCCCGCCTTCGAGGGTGCCCAGCTTGTTGAGCTTGTGGATCGCCAGACCCATCAGCTCGTCGTCCAGACCGTTCGGGGCTGGCAGCACTACTTTTGCCTGTGGCATGTTCTCTCCTTCGGTGTATGTCAAGCGCGACTCAGAAGTCAGCGCCGTAGAGCGATCCCCATGACCGCTTCCCAACTTCGGGGTCGGTGCCGATCCACACCGGTCCCATGTCCTCGGCCATGAGCTGGCCGATGTGTGCAGCAGCTCTCTCAGCCTCTGATTCGGGCAGAGAGGCCACGATCTCGTCGTGGATAGGCAGCCGTAGGTACGGCGTGTATCCGGCCTCATGGAGGCGAATGAGCGCCCTGCAGGTCACGTCTCGCGACGACGACTGGATCATGTAGTTCAGCGCGGAGTACGTCCGGGCGCTGTCCACCGGCAGCCGCCGACCCATCGGGTTGATGATGTAGCCGTTTCGGCCGGCATCTGTCGCCAGCTTCTTGCTCAGCCGTTCCACGCCGGGGTACGTCTTCGAGAACGCCGCGTGGACTCGCTTCGCCGTCTGCACCGAGATGCCCACGGCATCAGCCAGAGCGCCAGCTCCACCGCCGTAGACCTTCTGGAAGTTCGCGGTTTTGCCGACCTTGCGGGGCACGCCCGCGGCGTCCGCGGTCATCTGGTGGAGGTCAGCGCCGTTCTTGAACGCCTCGATCATCGCCTTGTCGCCCGAGAGCGCCGCCAGGACGCGAAGCTCCTGCGTCTGGTAGTCGATCGACGCCATCACATCGCCTGGCTCGGCGAGGAAGCACCGACGCACGATCCAGTCCGACGCCGGGAGCGTCTGAGCCGGGATGCCCGTGATCGACATGCGCGAGGTCCGCGCCTGCAGCGGGTTGACGAAGGTGTGGCAGCGATCCTCGAAATCCCTTGTGTCGAGGAACTTCTGGACCCACGTCTTCCGCCACTTCCCCAGCTTCTTGGCCTCCTGAGCGATGGCAGCCAGCTCGTTGCCCTCTTCGACCAACTGGTCGAGCAGAGCTGCGTTGACCTGACGCTTGCCGGTCTCCGTACGACCGGTGATCTTCACGCCCATCTCCTCGAGCCCCTCGGCGAGATCCTCGGTCGAGTTGACCTTCTCCACGCCGTACTCGGTGAAAGCGATTGCCTCCCAGACGGTCTGGTCAGCCAGCCAACGGTCGCTCAGCTCCTGTGCGTACTCCACGTCGAGCAGGAAGCCCTGGCGATCGATGTAGCTGCAGATCTCGGAGATCTTGTGCTCGTAAGGCACCAGGTTCCGACTCACGTCGGGCACCAGCGGCGTCAGGCTCTTGCAGACCCGTGCGGTGAAGATCGTGTCCATCCCCGCGTACTTCAGGTACTCCGGGTGGAACAGATCGATCGTCGCCCAGATCTTGGCCTTGGTCGTCTTGTGCTCCGCGGCCAGCTTGGCCATGAGCTTCTTGACCGTCTCGGCCTGCTCCTTCGAGATGAACTCGGCGATCAGCTCTTCCAGCGAGTGACCGAACCCACCGGCCTCGAAGGGCCGGGGGTCGACCAGCTTGGCCAGGATCTGCGTGTCCAGCACGCGGGGCCACAGCCCCTCCATCTCGATCCCGAAGCACTGGTCGAGCACCTGGAGGTCGTAGGAGGCGTTCTGCATGATGACGCGGCGCAGAGCGCCGATGGCGATCCGCACGTCCTCGATGAACACGTCGCCCAGCTCCACCGGCACGACCCACGCTTCGTCCTGAGTACCGAACTGGACCAGGCGGCACTCGAAGGTGTCGCTGTAGATGTCCAGCCCGGTGGTCTCAGTGTCGACGGCGAGGCAGTTGAGGTGAGCACGGATGAAGTCGCGGAAACCGGCCAGATCCTCTGGGGTTTCAACGACGTTGATGGTGACGAGGTCTCCTTGAACCTCATGCCGTAGCTCGATCATCTGGCTCCTATGCGGCGTATGGGTCTCTGTTGACCCGGACTGATGTGAAGTTGCGACGGTCCTCGTCGGTGACGTAGGCCGCGTCACGCTCCTTGTTGGCCTTGCCGTCCGCGTAGAACAGCGCGGCGAACAGGTTGCGCTGCCACAGGGATGTGAAGTGGCCTTCGACGTTGAGGGTCGCGTCCTCGGTGCCTGCCTTGTAGCGGACGCTGTTCTCGTCCACGGTGCCGAGATCCTTCATCGCCTCAATCGCCTTGCGGCGCAAGTTGACTCCCTGCACATCGAGGGGAAGAGCGGGATCGCGTGGCTCGACCACGATGGCCTCGAATCGGTCAGGCATGCTCGAGAGACCTCCGCAGCGCCTCGAGCACCGGATCGTCGTGGCGGTCGCGGATCTCGATGGCGGCGTTGAGGATCGCGAGGATCTTCGCCTCTTTGCCTTCGAGGATCAGTGCCGCTTGGCCAGGCTTGAGTACCTTGCCGTCGACACCGGGCCCGTGGGTTGTCAGTGCGATTTTCATCAGTGGTAGAGCCCCCGGACGAGACGCGAGATGGTGGCCGGGTTCACGCCGTAGTTGCGGGCGAGATCCTTCTGCTTCGCGCCGCCGTAGTAGGCGTCACGAATGTCCTTGGCGTCTGCCTTGGACAGCTTCTTCCGGTTCGGCCGGCTCGGGCCCTTGGGCGGCTCGGGCTCGCCCTTGACGAACGCCTCACCGAACGCACGCTTGGCCGTCTCGAGCTGCTGACGCAGGTCTCGGTTCGCGGCGGCGTAGGCCGTGGCATGGCCAGCGAGACGCTGGTTGGCTGCCATCAGCGAGACGTTCTCCGAACGCGCGGCCATCAGGTCAGCGGTCAGGCTGTTGTTCTCGCCCTCCAGCGAGGCGCTCCACGCCCGCTCGTCGGCCAGCTCCAGCCGCAGTTGCTTCTTGGTCACGTACTTCACTCGGATCCTCCAAAATCCTCGATGGTGTCCTGGGTCTCGTCTTCGGTCATGTAGTAGAAGTCAACGACCTTGTCCCAGTTGAAAACTCGGGCCGTGAGATCGTCGTGGATGATCTGCAGCGTGCCCTCTTGCGTGTCGAGCACCGGCTCTCCCGCGATGACGTGGAAGCGGTCCTCGAGGTTGATGACTGTCGCTCTGCGACCCATGTCAGGCTCCGAACGGTTCGTCGGGGATGTCCTGGTAGGTGTTGGGAGCGATGTCCCGGAGCTGCCGCAGCAGTTCCCCTGCCAGTTCTCGGATCTCGGCATCCGCGGCGACATGCCAGCGGGCCTTGATGACGTTCCGCCACGCCCGGTGGTTGCCGGTCACGACCATCGGTGAGTTGGTCATGTTCGGCAGGACCGCTCGGGCCGCTTCGCGTGCCTGCTTCCGCGGCAACCCGTTCGCCTGGAAGACCTGCAGCAGACCGGCGTACGCCTGGTCGGACTGGTCCTTGGCGAGCATCAGGATGTCCTCGGCGTAGGCACGGTCCAGCTCGGGGAGCTGGGCCAGGACCGGGGGCCAGTGGACGCCCAGCGGCGTCGGGTCGACGTAACGCTGCGACACCACGCTGAAGCTCAGGTGGCGATGCCGTTCCAGCTCGGTCAGGGCCGACCGGCTGGTCTCGATGTAGAACGTCGCCGACGCGTGTTCCAGCACCGATTCGTGACCGACCTCGAGGATGTGAGCGAGGTAGTACTCGTTCTCCTCGGTGGCCGGGTTCGGCCGGTGGAAGCTGCGGTAGCAGTTCCGGCCTGCGAACTCAGCCAGTTCGTCGGCATCGAAGTCACCGAACGTCCCCGACTCGGGCTCGGTGTAGATGTCGGGCTCAAACCCGATGTCGCGCAGCGCATCCGTGGAAACCTCGGTGGCTGCAATCAGCTTGACTTTCATGCTCTCCGCTCAGAGATGGATCGAGCCCCCTCCCCCGAAGGGGAGGGAGCCCGGTGGATGACAAGTAGCGGAGCTGCTACTTGCTGTTGAGGAACTGCGCGTCACACTGCTGATCGCGAGGCGCGGTGCAGACGAACATCTTGTAGGGGTTGCCGGTCTTCTTCGACACGCCCGACTTGAACTGCATCTCGCCGTGCGAGCAGTACCGCTTCTCGCCGCCAGGAGCTTCCTGGGCAGGCTGCGGGGCCCGAGACTGCTGAGCGCCACCGCCCGCGTTACCGGCCGGTGCCGACGCCGGGGCGTAGTGGCTGGCGATCTGCTGGACCCTGTCCATCAGCGCCTTGAACTCAGGCGTGCTTACCTTGCCCAACACGTCAGCCGGGTCTGCACCCTTCACGACCACCCACGGGTCGCTGTACGCGCCCGCGAACTTGAATGTGGCCGATACCCCATCGGTGGAGTGCTGGACCGACACCGAATCGACAGCCGCCGCGGTGGCGGTGGTCGTCACCGGAGCTGCGGCCGGGGCGGGCGCAGGAGCCGGGGCCGGCTCAGGCTGGGCAGGGGCGGTGCTCCACGGATCTTCGTAGGACAAATGACTACCTTTCACTTAATCGGGCATGCGCCGTTGGCGCACATTTCATCGACACCGTCTTCGACGGCTTTTGCAGCAGCAGATTCGTACTGCTGCTTGGTGATTCGCTCGTAGGGAGCCTGCTCGAAGCTGGCTTCCGGGAAGATCGTGGAACCCTTGATGAGTCCCGCGAACCTCTCGAGCACGCCCGCCACATCGGCGGGGCTGTAGACCGTGGGCTCGACGTTGGCGGTGAACGACACCGCGTTGTCGGCCCAGCACGTCTGGTAGAGCGCCTGGAAGGCCAGGAGCTGGGTGAGTGTCAAGTCGTCGGCCGACTCAACGATCTCTTCGCCGTCACGCCCGTACAGGTCCACCACGGCCTGGACGAGGGTGTCCTTGGTCGGGATGGTGACTACCGCCGTGTTCGGAGCGAACAGGTCGTCCTCGACGTGGTAGCCCAGCGCGGCCTGCTCTTCGAGCGCCTGGGCGTCCGAGAGCTTGTTGAACCGGATGCGCCGGTTGAAGTACTTCGAGAAGATCGGGTGAATCCCCTCGCTGACTCCTGCCAGCTTCGCGACCGTGCCAGTCGGCGCGACCGTCCGTTTCTTCACCGGGACCGGGATCCGCAACTCATGGCAGAACCTGGACGCCTCAGAGTCGACCTCAGACGCCAGCTCCCGCAAGAAAGCGGTGAACCGCTTGTCTCCGGGTGCCTGTGAGTACCTGCGGCCTGTGAGGGCCAAATAGGACGCCACACCCAGATGCCCAACTCCGATGCGCCGGTTGCGATCCAGAACCTCTCGGCTCTTGGGATCGGCCACGGCCGAGAACGTCGCCCGGATCAGGAACCGCGTCATCAGACGGTGGGCCCGGATCAGATCGAGGTAGTCGGTCTTCCCGGCGTCGGTGACGAACGCCGCCAGGTTGATGTGGCCGAGGTTGCACGGCTCCCACGCTTCGAGCGTGATCTCTCCGCAGGGGTTGGTGCAGATCACCCGGTTGGGCTCCCCGACGTTGGACAGCGAGCTGTCCCACATGCCCGGTTCGCCGTTGCGGACGGCTCCCTCGCTGAGGTACCGCATGATGCGGCGGGCTCGCGCCGCGCCGTCGGTGTCCTCGTCGTCATCGAGGTTGTCCCAGAAGTCCTGATCGACCTCGACCGAGATGTTCGTCGTCCAGTGCTCACCGGAGGTGGCCTTGATGTTGATGAACTCCTCGACCTGCGAGTCCCGCCAGTGCATCATCGACATCCGCGCCGACCGGCGCACACCACCGGCCACCACGCACGAAGCGATGGCGTGGTCGACCTTCATCGCTGAGATCCCGTCGAGGTAGTCCCGATCGTGAACCAGCTCGCTGAAGATCTCGCAGACCTTGATGAGCATCTCCGCGAACGGCTTCGGGCCGCTCGCCTGGCCACCGAACGTCTTGAGCTTCGCCCCAGCCGGCCGAACCCGGCTCACGTCGTAGACCCGCTGGAAGTGACTGACCTCGTCGCGGTAGTGCGTGTCGATCAGATCGGTCAGCGCCGCGGCCCAGCCCTCACGGCTGTCCTCGACCTCGAAGGCACCGACCCAGTCGGGGTCGTATTCGGTCGACAGGATTCCTGCCGCCTTCATGTCCTCGTAGTCGGGATGCTCTGGGTCACAGACGATGTGGACGTACAGCTCCTGCTTGACCTCCGGTAGGTGCTGGAGGTGGCTGTTGCTGTAGTTGGCCCCCACTCCCCCGCCCTCCATGAGGCGCAGGAACGTGAACGCGAAGTGGTCCGACGGCCGGTCGGTCCACCCTGCTACCCAGCAGTTGAACAGGTGCTGCGCGTTCCGCACGCCCGACGCCCACAGGTGTCGGCCAGCGGGGAGAATCTTGAACTCCCGGATGAGTCGACGTAGATCTTCCCGCTCAGTGGGCAGGGCGTATCTCTCGGGGACGAGGGCCAGGTTGCCGTCGACAACTCGATCAACCGTCTCCAGCCAGGACTCCTTCGAACCATCCGGCTTAGTTCGGGCATAGGTTCGGTTGTAAACCAGCTCACCTGTTGGCCCCCAGGGGATTTCAACGTCTGCCACTACTTCCTCTCTGTCAGTTCGTATTGCTTGAAATAGGCATCAGCGGAGTCGCCACCGGAGAACGAGACGCCGTACTCGACCGGGCCAGCGCCGCGGACCTCACAGGTCACGACGCCCTTCTTGCCCCGGAATCGCTTCCAGGTGCCAGTGACCGGGTACTGGGTCTCATCGCGCTCGATGACGACCTTGGTGCCCTTCTTCACGCCGTCTTCCGCTCTCCGTAGCCGGGGGTGAAGATCCCGCCGACGTACTGCTCGAGGTCTTCCTGCGGCCAGTTCTCGAGCCGCATACGCGGGCCTGGGAACAGCTCGGGGAACACTTCGCCGCGGTACATCTCCGAACCGGGCATCCCGTTGAACGTGGGATCCATGATGTTGTGCATCAGCACCTCCCCCCAAGGAACTCGGGGAGCGGAGTTTCGTGGAGGTACTCATCACGCAGCTCGGGATGCTCGATCAGCATGATCGCGATGTTCGCCGTGGGATCGGAGTGCCCGTCCCCCTGCGCCTTTCGGATGTCAGGGAAGACAGCGTTCTTGCTTCCGGGCCCGTCCTTGACGATGACCTTGCCGTTCTCGTCCTTCCTGATCCCGGCTGTGATCGCGATGTAGTTGACGGTCTCGGTCAGCGACTTGACCGCCCACTTCAGCGTCTGCTTCGGAGCGTTCTCCTTCGGCACGATGCCGTCCGTGTACCGGCTCCTCAGCGCCTCCGCGTAGTTGTCGTTGCGGAGCGCCTCGATGGCCATCGGCAGGATGTCGACCAGGTAGTGATTGGTCGACTCGCCCTTGAGGGCGTCCTTGACGTTGTCCGACGAGTACGGGCTGCGGGCCTCGAAGAGGTCGCGAGCCTTGGCCTCGCCCGTCAGGATGTTGAACACCTGCATGCGGACGAACATGACCCTCTTGCCGGGGGACCGTTTCTCGATGACCCCACGGACGTAGGGAGATTCGAGGTACCAGACCCACAGCTCGTTGACGATCTCCTCGGCCGGCAGATCGGTATCCCAACCGATCAGCGCCTTGCGAGCTGCCTGCGTGAACAGCTTGTTCAGTTGCTCGTCGGTCAAGGCATCACCTTCCGTAGGTACTCCTCCCGGTCCAGGCGGCGGTCCAGGTTGCGTGTGACCTCAGCCGCGAACACCTCGCGGACCTCCTTGCGGGTGATCCGCCTCGATCGGGCGTTCTTGTGCAGGTAGGGCAGGGTGGATGTCAAGTGTCAGACCTTCCAAACTCGGCCGTCGACCGCGAACCGACCGTGCTCGATCGGGACGACCTCGGGCTTGACGTACGGACCATCGACCGTCAGCAGGCCAAATCCCTGCTGCCAGTTGCCAGTTCCGCCTTTGAGGTAGGACGCGTGCTTCATGTCCATGAGGTTGCCGACCTCCATGCCGGTGACCTGCTTGCCGACGACAGAGCCGAACCCGAAGGACTCGCTGATCACGCCCAGGCGGTGGGTGTGGCCGATGATGACCGACTTGTTGAACCGCTTCGCGCCGTTGAGCGCGGTCGCGCCAGCGATCCGCGAGATGCTCATCTGGCCGCGGTGGCCGTGCGTGGTGACCCACCCCGGAGCGAACTCGTTGAAGTCAGGCAGCAGCTCGATGCCGAAACCGTCGAAGTCCAACAGGTTCTCGATGTGGAACGCACCCTCGAACTCGGCCAGTGCTGGCGCGTACTTGGTGAGGTACTCGCGTGGCCGCAGGTCGTGGTTGCCCTCATGGACACCGATCGGGCCGTCGTAGACCTTGCGGAGCGGGCCCAGGAGCCGTCGCTTGGCTTGCTCGTTGTGCTCGAGCATCACCGGGTAGAACTCCTCGGCGGTGCCCTTGCTCCAGCGAGCTGGCGACGGGTAGTCCATCAGATCACCGATGTGGATGACGGCATCCGGCTTCCAGTCCCCGATGAACCGGATGACCGCCCGCATGGCGCGGGGATCGTCGAACGGGATCTGTGTGTCCGGGATGACGACGATTCGGTCTGTCATGTAGTTGCTTCCTGATTGAGGTTGACGAAGCCGCTCGGCTGCGGCAGCACCGGATACCGGTCTGCCTTGGGGAGCTGCATCTTCTCGAGAACGCCTGCGTAGCCAGCGATGTCGACCACGGTGTCGTTGTGGTAGCCGTTCTCCATGAACCGGGCGATCTTCAGCAGGATCATCATCACGGCCACGTCCTCGGGCGTGAACTCCGCGTCGAGCTTGTAGGAGCCCCACAGCCGTGCGATGCGTTCGTGGTTCTCGCGAGCGTCTCCGTAGTCGAGCGCACGCTGACCGTTGATGATCTCTTCGGCAGTCGTCAGGATGCTCACAGGCCGGTCTCCGATGCGGTGAAGTACTCGATCAGCTCTGCGAGCTTGTCGGGCTGGTAGCCGATGATCGGGTCGAGCGCGTCGGTCAGGATGACCGGCGTCGACCGGGCCTTGAGTACGTCGCGGACGTAGGTGTACGCCTCGGCGTTGGCGCTGAGGTCGACAGCGTCGAACTCGATGCCGGCTTCGGCCAGCTTCTCTTTGACTCGGTCACACGGCTTGCACAGTGGCTGCGTGTACACGGTCACTGGGGCGAACATGGTCCGCATCAGATCCTTTCCAGCAGAGCATCTTTGCCCTGTTTCGTAACTAGTGAGTTGACATCCTCGCCATCAGGCATGGGGATGATTCGTGCGTTCGGCAGCGTCTTCGCTACCGACTTCGCGAACTCCATACCGGCGTCGTCGCCGTCGGCCAGGATGTTCACGTTCCGGTAGCCAAGGAACAGCTCTCGGAAGTGCGGCTTCCACTTCTGGGCCCCCGACAGGCCCACGGTGGGAATGCCACACAGCTCGGCGGTGATCGTGTCGAGTTCGCCCTCGCAGATCGCCATGTCCTTCGAGTACCGAGTCAGGGCAACCGTGTTGTACAGCCGGTCCTTCTCCCCTGGCATCGACAGGTACTTCGGCGTGCTGCCGTCGAGCTTGCGGTACCTGATCGCCGCCACCGACCAGTTCCGCCAGGGCGACCAGCGCATGTACGGGATCGCCAGACAGCCCCGGTAGTACTCATGACCAGGGAGTGGGTCTCCCACGTATCCCAGTCCGAACGGTCGAACGTGGTGTTCGAGCAGGCCGCGACTCTCCAAATACGCGGCGGCTGGACTTCCGTTCAGGCTTTCTCGGTACTTGGTTGTGGCCTCCCACAGATAGGTCCGCTGCGATTCGCTGAGCCTCTGCAAAACTCACCTCCTCTTCGTGTCGAATGATTGAGATCACGTCACCCCTGACCCCGCAGGCCAGGCAGTTGAACCCCTGCAGGTCGTAACTGACTGCGGCAGAGGGCTTTTCGTCCCCGTGGAAGGGGCACAGGCACTTGTTCCACTCGTTGTGGTCAGGCGGTGCTTCCCAATCGGGGTAGTACCGCTGAATGACCTGAGCGATCGGGCTAGAGCATGACGGGGTAGACACTGACCTCGACCCGGTTCTTGAACTGGCCCTCGAGGACGCCCTCAACGAACAGGGCGAAGTCGCCCTCGTCGCGGTCGTCTTCGATGTTGGCTTCGACTCGGTATCTCATGGGTTCCTCTCGGTAAATGACAAGGTCAGGACGCGAGTTTGTCGGCCTCGACCGGTGCGATGCGCTTCCCGATGACCTGGACGGCCGGCGGATTGGTCAGGTACTCGATGGCCCGCTTGAAGAACTCGATGCAGTCCCTCGCCCAGCCCAGCGTGTATTTGTTGCACATCGTGCAGAGCAGCCCGCGGACGATGCCCGTCTTGTGGTCGTGGTCGACCGACAGGCGCTTCTTCGTGCCGTTGGCTCGCTGGCAGATGTAGCAGCGACCGCCCTGGAACTCGTAGATCGCCCAGTACTCATCCTCGGTGATCCCGTAGGTGGCAAGGATTCTCGCCGCCCAGGTGCCCGTCGACCTGGTCTGCTTGGTCACCCGGTGATGGGTGGCACACCTCGGTCCCGGCCACGGCGTCTTGCGCCGTGACTTGATCCCCTCGGCCTTGCAGTCGACGCACCACTTCCCGGAGTCAGGTCTCGGAGCTGCCTTCTTCCGCCTGGCCACGCTCACGCTCCTCTCGGGCGTCACAGCAGAGGCAGAACCACGACAGGAGCCCTAGCGCCACGACGTGGGCGTCGAGCGCCCACAGCACCGGGTTCACCCGACCCCGAAGATGTACCGCTGCGGGAACAGGTCCAGCAGAGCCAGGGCGATCAGGTCAGCGGCCAGCTCGGGATCGGCCATCATCCATGAGTGGAAGCCGTCGACTCCGTAGAACGTCGCGTCGGTCAGCTTGGCCGCGCTCAGACCGGCCGCGTACGGGACGATCTGGTCGTGCATGCCGTGCAGGACTGCTGTCGGCACGCCGTGGCGCTGCATCGCCTTGAGCAGAGGCACCGTGTCGGCCTTCATCAGCGCGTAGGCCGACCGGACGAACCGGAGCCCGGACACTGACTCCCGGAGGTTGGTCAGCAGGCTCAGACGCTCTCTGGGCGTCCGGGACTTGACGGCGTTGATGCCATCCCCGATCACGTCGGTCAGTCCTCCGAAGAAGAACTTCACCGACCGGTACGGGATCGTCGGGCCCGGAGTCAGGGCCACGCCCTTGTGGTGCTCCGCACCCGCTGCCGCGTCCAGCAGGACCGCGGCCGCAACCCGGTGGGGGTGACGAGCTGCGATCTCGACCACCATCCCGCCACCCATCGAGTGGCCAACGAACACCGCTCGGTGAATGTCAAGTACGTCCAACGCGTCGAGGGTCACCTTGGTCATGTCCTCGATCGTGTGGCCCCACGGCAGCGTGCCGCTGTCGCCGTGGTTGGCCGCGTCGAGACCGATGACTCGGAAGCCCTTGGCTGCCAGGAGAACGAACATCTCCTCGTAGGCTTGGGCGCTCACGCTGATGCCGTGCAGGAACACCAGCGGGACGCCGGTACCCACCTCGGTGACGCCGACGCGGAAACCGTCGGCCGTCAGGATCGTCTTGCGCTTCATCACGCCACCTTCCAGAACATGACCCTTCGTCCGGTCAGCTCGTAGATTCCCTTGTGGGACAACGTCAGGACGCCGTCCTCGCGGAGTGAGAGCACCGTGGGGGTGATCTCGTTGATGGGCCGTCCCGTCAGCGCCGCGATGTCGCGGTTACACAGCGGGCCGTGCGCCTTGATCGTGTTGACGACCTCGCGCTTGCGGTCGGACATCTCTGGGAGAACCGACTGGTACGCCTCACGGCTGGTGTCTTGGACCGGCATCAGAGCCACCGCCTCGCGGTGCGGTCGATGTTGAAGTCCGACACGTTGCGAGCCAGCGGGAACCGGGGCTCGAGGTGGGTCACCGTGGTCTTGACGACCGACTCCTTGCCGTCGGCACCCTTGACGAGGGTCTTGCGGGCCCAGGTGGCCGGCTTGGTGGCCAGCAGCCCCGACAGGATCTGCTGGTGAATGACGTTGGCCTTCTTGGGCATTGCGTTCGGGGTCGCCATCAGGCGTGTTCCTTTCGTTGGGTAAATGTCAAGTGTCTGGGCAAGCAAAAGCACGCCCGAGTAGCGGAGTGTCTCCCACCAATCACCGCGTTGGTTACCGGCTCCTCGCCGTGGGAACTCGGGCCTGCTCGAACGTCTAGCAGGAGTCGCTGAGCATGTCTCCCGCCCACATGCCGCCGAGGAACGGCAGCAGCGGGCTCGTACCCGACCCTCCGTAGTTGTTGATCGTGGTGTGCGGCGTCGACACACGCGGAGACGAGATCCGCGGTGACGGCGGGCGCGGGATCGAGGGAACCCGCGGCGACGGGGCCAGGGGCTTCTCGACCGACATCAGACCGACAGCCGGGGCTGCGCCACAGGACGTGGTGGTGCTGTCGCATGCGGACAGGCCGAACGCCGCCGTACCGGCGATGGCGAGGGTGGCGATGATCTTCTTCATGCTGCGCTACTTTCTGGTTGGGTGAATGTCAAGTCAGCGACCGAAGTCGTTGATCTGCATGGTGTCTCCGACGAACTCGAGCGAGGCGAAGTCTTGGCCCGACGCGTCGGACTTCCCACCTCGGTTCTTGACCGTGGAGACGTTGAGCGAGTCGGGGCCGAAGCCATCCGACACGCGGTTCAGAGTCAGCACCATCTCAGGCACACGCCCGATCTGGCCCTTGATGCCCGACAACGGGATCGGCTTGTTGCCGTCGTTGTACGGGCCGGTGACATGGTGGAGCCCGATCACGCAAGAGCCAGTCTCCCTGGCCATTTCGTGCAGGTAGTCCATCAGCGACTCGAGCCCCGCGAACGGGTCGTCACTGTCCGTGTTGTCGGTGCGGACGTTGGTGATGTTGTCCACGACGATCAGCGCCGGATAGTCCTCGTAGAGCGCGTCATACGCCTCCAGAGACTCCTCGATGATGTCCAGCGAGGGTGACGCCTTGTAGTTGAACCGGATCGGCAGAGCGTCCAGCTCGTTGCCGATGTCGTCGGGGATCGTCATGTCTCGCACCGCCCGCGTGGACCGTTCGAGCGACCATCCGCTCAGGATGGACACCGACCTCGAGAGCTGGGTGAACGCGTCGGAGTCGGCGCTGAAGTACAGCGTCGGCACCTTGCTCTTGAGCGCGTAGGCCAGCACGAACGCCGACTTGCCGGTGCCCGGACCAGCGCAGACCAGGACGAGCTGGCCGCGGCGGAGCTGGGTGCCTTTCATGTCGAGCGCGTTCCACACGGGTGGCAGGGGATCACCGGCTGAGCCGCGGATGTAGAGCGACTGCCGTGGGGTGTACATGCTCTCCTCTCAGAAGGGCGGGCCGTAGGTGTCGAGGATGTAGTCGTAGATCGCGTCGGTCAGCGACGTGAGCGATCCGCCGTTGTGAAACAGCCAGTGGTTGACCACGTTTCGGATGTCCTCGCGGAGCCTGTCTGTGGGCGTCACTTGTTCCTCTCGATGATGATCTTGGCGTCGTGGATCTCGCGGCCGGCGTGGGCCGCTCGGGTCTCCTCGTCCAAGGCTTTCTGCATCTGCGACATCAGCCGCGTGCCCCTGAGCTTGAGGATCTTCATGATCTGAGCGCCCTTGTAGCCCGCCCGGTGCATCCGCAGGACCGCGGCCGTCTCATGCGGCGCGGCCGTCGATCGCAGCAGCGGGTGGTTCGGATCCCAGTTGGTCATCTCTTCCCTTCGGTGAATGTCAAGTAGGTCACAGCCCAAACTCCTCCTGGTACATCGGGATGAAGGCTCGGGCGGGCGTCGGCCTACCGGCCGCGACCTCGGTGTCGAACAGATCGATGAGGTGGCGGATGTAGGCGCGATGCCAGGGTGGTGCCTCGTCGTGCAGGGTGGTCAGCTTTCGCCGCTGCTTCGCGACGTTCATGTCGACCTGGATGTCTCTCACAGGACGAACCTCTCCCCGTCCGGGGTGGCCACCACCACCTCGCGGTTCGGGTGGTCAGCCTTGGTCGCCTCGGCGAACCGGAACGCGGCCTTCTCCTTGGGGAAGGGCCAGCGCGACGGGTTGGACTGGACATGCCACGGCGGAAGCTCGGGTATGGGCCCCAGCTCCACGAAGGTGCTCCCCTCCGTGTCGTGGTCGAGCGTTGTTCGGTATTCCTTCATCTGCCTGCCTTATAGGGAAGGTGACACTTCGGTAAATGACAAGTCGGACTACTGATAAATGGGGCAGGAGTAACTCACATCACAGAAATTGCACTTGTCGGGCTCCGGGAGCGCGGGGAACTCCCCGGCCTGGATGTGTGCCTCGACTTCGTGGAACCTCTCGGTGATGCGCTCCCGCGTCCACTCGGTGAGGTCGTAGGGCTCGGTGATGACCGCCTTCTTGCCCTTCTTCCCCGCCATGTAGTAGTCGCCAGTGCGCGGCGGCTCGACCCCGAAGAGGATCGAGATCGCGAGCGCGTAGACGCCAAGCTGGAAGTCGTCTCCGGGCTTGTTTCCGGTCTTGTAGTCCCGGACCCTCAGCTCACCGTTGACGACGACCACAGCGTCGATGTAGCCCCGGACCTTGATGCCGTCCAGCTCGATGTTGAACGACAGCTCGATGGCCGGTCGACTGGGCTTGCAGCCGCAGTCCTCGACGTGGGTGGTTGTCAAGCTGGACACCTGAGCTTCGTCCGCGCCGCAGCGCGGGTCCACGATGGCCGGTGCCACCCAGATCGTCTGGCCCTTGTCCCGACGCCAGTTGATGAACTTCTCGACTTGCTCGAGGCCGATGTGGAATCGGCGCTCGATGTCTCGCTCCCCGTGGTACGGGCCGCTGTGGAACCACCAGTCGAAGTTCGGTGTCTCAGCGCACAATTCGCCGATGTCCTTGGCGTATTCCTCCTTGAAGATCTCCTGGGCCCGTTCGAGGGACATCTCACGACCCTCGGCCAGCGCCTTCTCGTAGACCTCCGCGACGGTGTGGAACGCCGTGCCCTGCGGCAGCCAAGCGGCCGGCCGCGCCCACACCTTGTCGACGCGAGCCAGCTTGTACGACATCGGGCAGCGGGTGTACTGGTTGATCTGGCTGACGCTTCGAAGCGGCAGCTTCTTCATGGTGTCTGTCATACAGCCGCCACCTTCTCTTTCAACAGGTCTCCTACAGCGGTCATGATCCGGTTCCGTACATCTTCGACCGTCAGCGATCGTGGGTCTACGGGGAACGCATCAGCCTGAGTCATCTTGGCCACCATGAACTCTCCGCGCTCCCCCATCCAGTTGGGTTCTTCTCTGGATCCCCGGCCGTAGACCTCGAAGCGGTTCGCCGCGAGGATCATGTTCGAGATCGGCCGGTACATCTTGCCGGTGTCGTTGACCAGGGGGCTGCGATAGACGAGGAGGATGGAGACCGGATCTAGGTGCTCCGCTCCCCTCCACCATGTGTCGCAGGTCTGCGCGTATAGCCACCCCGGTTCGTCCACAATCGTTTGGACGGGCGTGTGGACTACTTCGGGAAACAGGTTGACCAGCCGCGTAAGCGCCATGACTTTTGCATTCCAATCTGCTGTGCGCCAACCGATCTGGAGCGCACAACCGGGTAGAGCGGTTTAGGATTCGATTAGATCCTCGATGCCTTGCGGCCACGTCCACAGCAGTTCTGCCTTGGCGTTGAGGGTGCCGTCCTCATCGAGAACCTCTGGCCGGACATGCTCGTTCACCCGAATGAGGCAGTCGCCGTCACGCGTCTCGCGTGGGACGTACCTGAAGCCGCCACCGGCCATGCCTGGGCCTGGCGGGATGCTCGGGTCGAACTCAAGCACGACGTTCTGCTCGCGCAGTCGACGCCACCAGGAGATCAGCCGCTTCTTCTTCTCCTCGGAGAAGCCTCTGAAGCTGAGCTGTCTCATGTACTCGCCGTGGTCGCGGAGCTGCTGGAAAGCCTTCGACTTCGAGTGGATCGAGGTCGTCTCGAACGGCCACAGAGCTTTGACCTGCTGCCGCGTGTTCAAGCGTCCCCCGTAGGTCTTGACCTGCCACTCGACAGCTTGGCGCGTCACGCCGTGCATGTCGCCGATTTCTCGGTAGTTGTACCCCTTCCCTACGAGATCCTCAATCGTGCTGAGGGTCAGTGGTGTCCTCGACGTGGGTCTTATAACGTCGAGGTTCGAGATTTTGCCGCTCATGTTTCCCTCCATGAGAAAGGTAAATGTCAACGTGAATCTCACGGAGACATGTTGGTGCCTGTCAAGTGTAGTCCTTTGATCGTTGTGTTGAAGCCGCCGTATTAAGTTGTGGCCCCCACACCGTTGGGCTTCGCCTCTGGCTGAGGCGTCCGGGCATCCCTTACGTCTTTCCGACGTTCGTTGACGCTTGCGTAATGTACACACGGGGTGTGACAAGGAGCAAACGTCCCCCCTCGCGAAACTATTCGCCCATGTCAGCCTCATCGGTTAGCTCGTCTATGCGATCCTCGATGTCTTCGAGATCCCACTGAGCCTGCCTGCTGCCGGGGTGCGTCCGAAGGAAGCTCGCAGCTTCGTCACGAAGCTCCTCGAGTTCTTCGAGGTCATCGATGTCATCGACGTACATTTCGTCAGAACCCTCTCTGATAGTTGCCTGTGTGCTCACTCCCGTGAGCAGATGCTCAGCTTGGCCATTGGAGTGATTCGGACCTCGGTCCGCTTGACCTCAGTATTCCGTCGTGCTAGGTCGGTCCCAGCAAACTAGCGCAGGCCGACCCGGTCGGAGCCGTAGACGAAGATCCCTTCGATTTCGGCGTCCTGGCTGTCGTGGAACTGCGCCAGGGCCCCCTCGTAGTCCTCGGCGATGAAGGGCCACAGCGACCCGTACTCATCGACCACGACGTAGACGTTCTTGCCCTCCACTACGAATCCTCTCTGCGGGCCGCGCCCGTCGCGAAGTACATGGGCCAGTCGACCAGCTCGCGGACGAGATCCGGGATCTTGGACGCTGGGATCTCCAGCGGATCGCCGACGTTCTGCGTCATGCCGTAGTCGAGCACTCGCCCGTTGTCGGACTCGCGCTGTATCCGCTCGGTGCGCTGGATGGACAAGCCTTCGAGGTCGCCGTTGATCTCCATCGGCCGAACCTCGTACTTGGTGATCTTGCGGTCGAACGCCATCAGAGGTTGTTCCTTTCTTCGATGCACTCGGGGTCGTCACAGGTGCAGTGCATGTCTCCGCACTCGTCACCCTCGGCGTGGTAGGAGATGAACTCCTCGACGCGGGAGGGCTCGACCCCGCACGCCTGCAGCATGTCGGCCAGCGCCTCCATCTCCATGCAGGTCAACTTCGTGCCGATGTCTCCGATCAGGTAGCCGTCGCCCCAGATCTCCTTGAACTGCTCCATCGCGAGCTTTGGGCTCACCCCGATGCGCTCGGGCTTCACCTCTCGGATGGCCTGTGCCTGATCGACACACTTCTCGTTCAGGGTCTTGCTCATGAATCCTCCTTCAGCCCAAGGGCTTCGCGAACTGTGTCGAACAGCAGCTCGCCCAGGTAGGCCAGCTCATGGTTGTAGTCGGCGATCTCTTCGTCCCAGACCTCGTAACCGCAGTCGGGCTCGTTGCCGTCGTCGTCGTTGTACTCATCGATGAACTCTTGCTTCGCGTCGAGCATCGCCTTGAAGCTGTCCACCGCGGCCTTGACCTTGTCGATGTCCCCGATGGTCATCATCGTCGGGGCGTACGTGTGAATGTTGCTCATTGCCAGTCGATCTCCCATCCCTCGGGTAGAGGCTTGGTGTCTAGGCAGATCGAGCACTGCAGGTGCTCGTCGCCGTCGCCCTCGTCGCTGAAGTCTTCGGAGCCGGTGAACACCGCGATGACGGTCTTGTTCTCCGGGTCGATCTCGGTCGACCAGGTGCGGACGTAGCCGGTCTCGATGAGCCGCCATGAGTCGTGTCCGCAGTCGGTCTCCAGCTTGAAGTCGTCCATCACAGCTCCTTGATCTTGGTGCGGTGCCTTTGGTTGTCGGAGTGAGCCTGCGCGGCGAACCGCACGAAGCTCTCGCTCTCGGACCTGCACTTCCATGTGCAGTCCTTGCACTTCGCTCGGAAGGGCATCAGCAGTACCAGTGCTTTCTGCAGTAGCGGGACTTCTTGTCGGGCTGGTCGTCGGAGGAGGCGGCGGGCCCCCTCGTACCCACCGCCCCCTGGTCTTCGTTCGCGTCTTGCTCTGTGCAGGGCGAGAACTCACCGTGTTCGAGGTGGTATCTCCGATCAGCACCAGGCGTTGTGCCTGGGTGCTCGGCGAGGTGTGCCCAGCACTCGGCCGAAACCTCGGCATGAGCAGGGGCCGGTCCCACCTGGATGCTGGCCACAGCCAACAGAGCCAGGAGGACCAGCGAGAGGAGGACGCGTCGGATCACCACTAGGCGATCGACCGCTGCATCGCCGCGTTGCGGCCGTCACGCTGGCCGTGGGCGTAACCGCTCTGGTTGTAGCGGGTCGACGAGCGCGTGGTGCGAACCCTCGGGAATGCCTCCCGCAGAGCGACAGCCGCACGCTCCTTGTCGTCGCGGTAGAGCACCAACGCTCCCCCGCCAGCACCCTCGACAGCCTTGTTCTCCTCGGCACGGACCCGGTCAGCGACCGTCTGAGCGAAGCCTGCGATCCACGCACGGCGGTAGCTCTTCGTCTGTCCCGCAGTCGACTTCTTGCGGTACTCACCGGTACGCCAGTCGTACTTGGTGTCGACCCGGAAGACCTCGGGCCGCACGTTCTCGACCAGGCGCAGCATCTGGGGACGCAGGATCTCCCACAGGAACTGAACCCTCTCGACGTGACGCTCGACACCGAAGACGTACACGCGCTGGGAGGTGGTGCCTCCGATGTTCGTGTAGACCGTCTTGCAGTGCAGCGCACGGGCGATGCCGTGCAGCAGCAAGGCTTGCTGAGCGACGTACTTGCCGGTGACGAGCACCTGCCACTTGATGGCGTCGGGCAGCTCGGAGATGTCGAGCCCGTTCTTCGTGGCTTCGACCTGGGCCATCTCGAGCCCGTACTTCGAGATCAGCTCGAAGGCTTTCGCCTGGAACACAGCCTCTTCGGGAGTGCCGGCCACGTCTTCGGCCTGGCGCAGCAGCTTGGCGACCTTGTCCTGCATCTTCTTCGTCTTGGCGTCCATCAGTGATCCCTCTTCCAGTTGTTCCGGTTGCCCTTGCCTGGGCGCTTGAGTGCTCGTCGTCGGTTGGTGTGCTTGCGAGCTGCCGCAGCCTGGGCAGCGCGGCGCTCCGCGTGCTCGCGGCCGTGGTCGCTCATGTCTTGCCTCTCAGTCGATGTCGATCGCGGTGTCATCGATGACGAGGTAGCTGCGCTCTCCCAGCGACAGCCACCAGTTGCCGGTGTCTTTGTCCTCCCAGAGCCCGATCTGTCCGGGCTGGTCGCTGCAGTCCTCCACGAAGCACACGGGGTAGTCGACGCCGTCGACCGTCCGCAGCTCGGAGAGGTTCACCGTGTCGGCCGAAGCCTTGGGTGATCCCAGCGCCAGCGTGGCCACGGTGGTGACGAACGCGACCGCGACGGTGACGCCGTGCTTCTTGAGCTTCTTGCGTGTGCGCTTCTTCACTCTTCTTCCCTCCAAAGCTGGTCTGCGAGTAGTTCGTTCGCGATGTCGATCGGATCCCGCGCTGTCACGCCTTGCCCTCCAAGATCGCGAGGTTGGCCAGCAGTGCCTTGGCCACAGCTCCGATGGACTCGGCGGCGACGTAGCCGCCACCGGCTTCCTTGGCCCGACGGTCGAACTCTCGGTTCGCGATCTGCATGAACTCGAACGTGGGCTCGCCCTCGGCGTGCGACCACGACGCCTTGATGTTGTCGGGAGCCGCGTTCATCTCGACGCTCATCGCGACGATGATCGGATCCTGTTGCAGCGCACGCTGGTTCTCGCCGTAGTGGGCGGCTTCGATGACGGTCATGTGGTGCCTTTCTGAGGTTGGGTGGATGTCAAGCGGCGTACACAGCGCGATGAGCCAGGACCGCGAGGTCGGACCCTTCGAACGGTGTCTCGTCGTCCGCGTGGACGAACGATGAGTACTTGCGGGGGTTGTAGGTGACTGTGCGTGCCTCCTTGGGCAGGATCACGGCTTCACCTTGGACCAGCTCTCCGACCAGGCCCGCGTGGACGTTCTTGCGTCCCTCACGCAGCACGCGCTGGCGTCCTGCCTCCGATACCTTGCCGGTGACGTTGCGGAGCACGACGTGCTGGTGACGTGCGATGACTCGACCCCTGTCCGGGCCTTCGAGAGCCTTGACGCTCCACATGCCTCGGTGAAGATTCCAGTAGACGAAGACCCTCACGCGTGCCTCTCCATCAGTTGGTGGCTGTAATCGCCTGTGCCGTGCATGTATTCGAGGTGCTCTTCGACCTCGACGGTGAACCCTCGGTATCCGCATGAGCACTTGAGCATCAGAGTGCGTCGATCCCTTCTCGGAGGATGTCGCGAACCACCGCGGCCGGTGACTCGCCGTCGTCGTACGCGTCCCGGTAGCAGCGGTCAGCGATGTCTCGGGATGTGACTCCCCACGCCCGCGTCAGCAGCGCGTCGACGTGGCGCATCCACTTCTCGAAGCTCATTCGACGGTGACCTCCCAGGTGGCCACGATCTGGCCATCACGGAGCACGTCTCCGTTCACACCGGGCTCATGCCAGGTGACCTCGAACCCGTTGCGCTTGGTCGAAGCCTCGAGATGGTCGATGACCACCTGGCGTGCGCTCGCGGACACGACACCGGTCTTGTCGGAGCCGATCTTGCGGACAGTGAGCGTGAACATCAGAATGCCTTCCCTTCGAACAGGTTTCGACGTGCGGTCTCGAAGTCAGCGAGCATGCCGATCAGCTCGAATCGGCTCAGCTCTTGAGCGATGTCTCGGATCGAGTCAGCCCCCGATTCCTCGGCGACGATCGCCCGGAGCTGACGCTCGCCGTAGCTGATGTGCTCGTTCCACACGACGGCGTAGATGTCTACGTCGAAGGTGTAGCGGCCACTGCCCTCGATGTCGATGTGCTGGTGTTGTGCCATGTCTTGCCTCCTGGTGTATGTCAAGCTGAGCGGATGAAACCGGCAGAGTTGTCGCGCTTCCATTCGTGACCCTTGGCACGCAAGCCGACGACCACGCCTCGCGGATCGTTGCGGCGCTCGTCAGACTTGTCGCCATCGATGACTCGGAAGCCATTCCACGCCTCGGGCAGAGCCTCACCGCGTGCCGTGGTGAACGGCATCGCGACGTTGCCACCGCTGGTCAGGATGCCTCGCAGGTAATCGTCGCTGGTGTGCGACGGTTCCTTGGCGCTGTAGGTCAGGCTGTAGTCCGAAGACTCGGCACGATCGCTCGGTGCCCACGCGGTGTAGTCGTACATCAGCACGCCAGCACGCGACAGCTCGGCGACCATCTCGGGTGCGACGATCTCCCAGCGGATGTCGCTGGTCGTGTTCAGCCGCAGGTTGATCCGGCCATGCCTACGCAATGCCTTGCGGATCTCGGCACCGATCAGCAAGCCGGCCAAAACCGGGTGCGACAGCAGGAACGCGGTCCTGACAGCTTGAGCACGCTGCTGAGCTGGCATGCCTGACTGGCCCGACCGCGACAAGCACGCCGCGGCGCATCCCTTGGACGCCATCGGGCACAGGTTGAACGCTCCGGTCAGACCGAACGCGTCACGCACGTCCCGAAGGCTTGCCGCCATGAGACCGCGCTCAGGGGTCAGCATGAGCCCGAAGCTGGGCAGGCTGTTCTTCGACAGCTTCTGCTGAGACGCACCGCTGGTCAGCAGGTCAGCGGCCGAACGCTTGTAGCCAACGGTCTCCCGCAGCTCAGCCCACACCTTGCGGGCCCATGCCACGTCAGTCGATCCGTGCAGACCGGCGATGACTGCAGCGCCGAAGTCTGCCTTGACCAGGATGGTCTCTACTCGGGTGGTCACAGTTCGGTCCCTTCGGTAAATGTCAAGTCAGCGGACGCGGACGTAGCTGTTGCCTCGAGCGACATAGATCTTGCCGTCGATGTAAACGCGCTGCTGTGCATTCATCATGCATTCCTCTCGGGTAAATGTCAAGTCGGACTACGCCCAACGGCGCTTTGTCGGACGCTTGCGGGAAACCTCACGGCGCACGGTCGTGCGGCGCACAACGGTGCCCAAGGTCAACTCTTCGAGCTGGCGCTCAGCCATGCCCTTCGGGCGGCAGTCGCCCTCTTCTTCGATCTTGACGTCGAAGTCAGTCCACCCCTTGAGACCTTTGTCCAGCTCACGATCCAACAGGCGAACCGGTGCCTGATCAGGGGCAACGAACGGTGTCTTGCACGATTCGCGGGCAGTGACGCGAACCTCACGGTGCTCAGCGAAGAGCGGCATAGCGAATCCTCTCGGTAAATGTCAAGCCTGAGATCAAAGCTCAGGCATACGTGGGTAGCGCGGAATCGAACCGCGTAGTCGTGATGCCGCCATCCCTTGCGGGATGCGCCAGACCATAGCTCAGGTGTCATTCCACACCGCCAGAGCTACCCGGTAGTCTGAATTCTTCCAGCGAGTCGACAGAATCTATCGGATCCTCGTCGCTGGCATACATTTAGTGTTGTCGGTCGTGGCGTGCCCGAAGGAGCCCGCGTCCCAAGATCGATACAACCCCGGCGACATTTCTGCCTTAAGCCGTGCTCTGTGAGCTTTCAGCCCCGTCGATCGCGGGGCGTAGGACGTGGAGATTGGAGATTGTCCCGCTCGGTCTTGCGTGTTTCTCACTTTACCGGATGGCCGGGTGAATGTCAAGCGGGCCGTTTAGGTATTCGCATCGATGCCCTCGTTAGCGCCGCTGGCGTAAGGCGCTACCCGCTCGTTTTCACCGGTCCAAGTTGGTGTGTCTCAGACATTACCCGGTGGCCGGGTGAATGTCAAGTCCGGAGAAACTTGCTGGTGGATCTTCCCCACCGCTGTCGCGAACCTCTCGGTTCCGACTACCGCCTTGCTGCTGCGATGACACAAGTATGCACTAGCGCCGGGTGGATGTCAAGTGCAATCGAGAAATTGCCCTCTACCTGCAGGTATGGCGCTAGCCGGGTGGCTGTAAAGGGGCCCGTAATGGGCCCGTGGCGGCCGTAGGCGGCCGTGACCAGCGGCCGGGAACAGGAACAGGGGCCCGCGGGATCCGCGCATAGGCTGCTCGTTCCGTGCTCGGTATGGGCCCGCGGCTCGCGTGTGCGCTCGCGTGCGTGGGCGTGCCCGCGTGGGCCCGTGAGGGCATGAGTGGATCCCCACATTGCAGTGTTCTAGCTGGTCAGAGCCTAATCCCCTTATCCGGCATAGGCTGCTCACTATCGCATCGGTGTACTCGTATGCACTGGTCAGACACACATCACCTAGTGCTGTGACCTGCACAGATGCACACACACATGTGTACACACATGTTAGCTGTACATTGTGCCGGCTATTCGTATGTATGCAGGTCAGAGATGTATCGCATGAGATAAGAGATTATCTTTTGTTTGCTAGTGCCCTGTGCCCTGTGCCCTCGAGATGATCAGCACGCGTGGCATCGCGTGCGCTTGCGTCGTTTGCGCTGGTCAGATGCCCTCGAGAGACCCCAGGGGGGATACCCCCTAGGGGTACCTTCCTGACCGGTCGGTTA